ATGAACTCGCTATTAAAACAGGAACGCATTAACCGCAGATGGTCACGTGCCTATGTTGAGAAGATTACCGGAATCCCTCAGAGGTCCCTTGAAAACTGGGAAGAAGGGGGCATTATCCCTCGTCAAAATAACATTGAATTACTCTGTAGGCTGTACGACAAAACGCCGGAAGAGCTAGGATTCGGACAATCACATGATATAATGGGGATCACATTAACTGTTTATGCGCCACAGGAAGGTACTCCTATGTCCGATCTCATTCGTCGTGCGATGTTTAGCAATCTTGGGTCCAGGCTCACTGGACTTATTGATACATGGCCCAAACGGAATTATCGTTACGAAGAGCTGCAAGGTGAGATTAATAAAGCGATCTTTGATCATCATGTACTTGCGCCTACCGATAACATTGCTCTCCTCTCCCGTCGTGAAGCACTCCAAAGCGTGGCCCTTGTCCCTGTACAGATGATATATGGTGTTGCCCCTATTGAAGTAGGAGGCAAACAGAAGACAGATACCGACCTGCTTCTCAAACATTGTGCAGCAGGGATTACCGCGTGCTGGTATCTGCTTCGTGGCAAGGAACTAAACTTTGTTAGCGACCTCATGTCCACCTATATCTCTCTTTTGCAACCGACTATCTGCTCGCATTCAGAAGCATACCGAAACGCATCGGCAACCCTGCTTTCCCAAAGCTTCAGGCTCAGAGGCTCAATAACTGAGAGTGCCCTCAAAAAAGGCAGCCAGGCGATACCCTATTATCAGGAGTCTATCCGCTATGCACAGATAGCTGGCAATAGAGCAGAGCAGGCCATTGCCAGTCGCATGATGGCCTTCTCTTATGAGGCACAGGGCATACAGGGGTATGAGCAAGCTTTGTCCTATGCGCAAGCAGCCTATGGGCTTATGGAAAAGACCACGCCTAAATTCATTCGCAGTTTCATCACTTCTGGTCTCTCGCTGATGAGTGCCCGCAATGGGAATATGGACGACGCCATTCATGCACTCTCGGAAGCCCATGATCTGTTTGATCCAATGCAACGAGTACCATCGGTACTCTACGCTGAGTCGAATCTTCTTGCCATTTCAGCACATATATCCCAACACTGTGGACAATGGGGGGAAGCAATCGATCTGTGCGAAAAGAGCCTCGTCACTCCTGATATTTCAGCACGGGGGAGCGTTCAGAGGCGTATTCAGTACGCAAAGACGGAAGTGAGCCGTGATGATCAGCCTCGTGACATGGATCTCTGCATTAAGCTCCTGTCTGAGGTCGTTACCGGAGCCAAAGAACTGGATTGTAAACGGTATCAAGATGAAGCCAGTGAGGTCTATGACTTGCTTCGGATTGCGTGGCCACGTGAGGATGTCATAAAAACGCTTGGACGCGATTACTTTAGTCTCGCAAAATGAGCAAGAGGAAAGCGAGTATTGACATAGTCAGTACCCGCTTCATTTTGCTGCAATTTCTCTACGCTGTGATTATAGCACAAAAGGGCCACTCACTTTTCGACAAGTGGCCCTTTTCATTCTTCGACTGGCCTGCGTTCTGACAATAATGTAGCACCCACACTGATTATAGCATACAACGGTCTCTCACCGCTCACGCCTGTGCTAATTGGCGCGTAATCCAGCTCTCTGATAGACCAAACAGAGACAGCACCGACGGAAGATATCTTTCCCAAAATGCGATTTGAGATGACTCATGGAGCAACTGTTGTATCTGATTGGCATAGCTTGGCGTTCCTCCACGCTTGTATTCCGCCAGGACGTTCATCAGCCACGTAGCTAGCTTGCCTTTATCAGAGGTCTGGATCTGATATCCTACCTGCTCGATGTATCCAATTGACTGATACATGGCAATCACCGCACTCCTCTGGGTGAAATGAGCACCATGATAGATGGAACTCATTTGATCGAGCTTATGGAGCACGGTGTCCACAAGTGTCTCTGTGATCAGATGGTCATGCCGCCCACACGCCAGTGCATACATGTAGCCCCCATTGTTTAGCTCAACGGTCAACTTGGGCATGGCCGCTTCCAGACCAATCAGATGCAAACTACTCTGGAAGACCTGTTCGCGTTTCCTGTCTCCATCATAAAAGTCCTCCCAGAAAGGATGCTGTTCAATCTGTTTGGCAGCATCTTTGGCACGGCTGATGTAGGAGTTGTACCGCTCAGCAGCGGTAAGTGGGACGTGGTTCTGAATACGCCGGAAACGCGTTGCAAGCTGCGTTTCCGACTTGTTGCGTACCTGAATGATCGTCAGTCGGTAATTGAGAAAGTAGTTTTTGGCAATCGGTGAGAGTTGGTCAAAGTACCTTCCTGGTTCAACCGGCGGGTCAGAATTTGGCTCAGCAATCGCTTTTTGTTGTGCTGTCCAGGTCTTGAACTCTCCTGCCATAAATCTGAGTACGGAAGTCATCCTCTGATGGCCGTCGATCAGATACCAGAAGGATTCTCCCGTCTCACTAAAGGATTGGTATCCTTCCAATTGGGGGACACTTTCCCCAAGCAGGATGGTATCAATCAGGGCCTGGCGCTGGCGTCTGTACCAGACCTCCTGACGTTGAAATGACGGGATCACGATGTAGCGATGTGGTTCTGCCTGCAATTCTCGCATCGAGACATAGTAAGGCGGAAGTTGCTCCTGTGGGGAAGCAAACCGCTCCTCTCTGATACTGTTTTTCTGTTCTGTCATGCGATTCTCCTAATTGGTTATACTTGACTCTGTTGTGACTCCCTGGCGGCCCGTCTCATCTCTGTGGACGAGTGCGGGCCTCCTCGTTCGTTTCAAATAGCGGGCAACCTGAGCCACCCGTTCGGCATCTTCTTTCGCAATAGCTACTAACTGGTAGCACTTCGAGCATAAAATGCCGTAGCGTTTTCCGGTATTGATGTTGATATCACCACGAAGATTCCCGTTATTGGTGCCACACGCGGCACACGTCTCTTCTATCTTTTGTTTATGATTCTTGCATTTAATGCATTCTTTCCCTCTCCTCTCTTTATGTTTCCTCTCTGGATCGTCCAGATTAAAATATTCAGGAGTTGCGGGGTAGGATCGATGGCACTTAATGCACCGGATCTTCTGGTGTGGATCGCCTTTCGGAATAGGAGGCACCTCCTCTACAAGCCCCAGGCGCTTCAATCGTTTGAGGCGTGATCTTGCATTCAGGCACGTATGGCATTCACTGGAAAGCCCACTTTTGTTGCGGCTCGTCGTGAAAAACTCGCGTGTTGCGGGAAAGGAGTCCCCGCAACCAGTACATATTTTCATCTCCTCGCTCATTCGTTACGGTCTCTCCTGATCAATGAAGACCTCTTCTCAATCTCTTCCAACTCTTCAGCAGTGATTGTGACCAGAGTCGGCTCGTCCATCGCAAGCAGGATAGTCTGCTCTTCCGTTGTCAGCTCAGAGACCTGCCATTCCCCTTTCTCGTCACGGACATAGATGATCTTGTCATGTAACGCTTTACTCTCAAGTTCAGCTAACTCCTCGCGACTGATCGTGAGTGCCAGCTCTAATTGACCAAGAATCCTCTGTAGTTCGATGTAGCGTTTAAGATTCACCGCCATAATGAGCCTCCAATACATCTAATTCAGGGATAGTTGTTCCCCGCTTCGTGAGCTTATGGCTTTGGACAGGTCCGACCTCCGACACGAGCCATGCGCCACCGTTGAGCGCATTTCGTTGTGCAACTCTGAGCCAACACAACAGGTAATCCCCCGTGGAAGCAAAGCCCGTTTTGAGGATGACTGCTGGTACGTGTTCCTTACCCTGCGCGAGGAATACTTTTGCCCCTACGCTCACATGGCCTTTTGTCGGCATTGGGGCAGGTGGGAACACCACTTCTACATCGGGCACCTTCTCCGAGAGTCGTCGTACTACCTCAGACAGATGGCAATACCGATATTCCAGGCACGCGCACAAGAGGATGAGATCATGGCCTTCCTTGAGGTACCGCATCAATCCTTTGATTCCTATCTCAGGATTGACCAGTTCAATCTCACATTTTCCAGGGAACATCTGGTTGGACGGGTGCTTTGAATTGCCGAGGAATGCACCGGCCAGGTGATAGCGAGTCCCCCACCGCTTTACCAGAGCATCTTTCTGCCATTCATGCCTCCATGACCATGGGTTGATGCGGCAATCAATGAGGAGCATGTTGGAGGAACTCATGAGTTCCTGAACACGTGTCCCAGAGGGGTCCTGCTCGGTTCCGATGGGGTAGACCTTCATTCTATTGCCTCAAATTTCGACACAATCAATGCTACTAGTTCGTTTTGTCCCATCATTGCTACCTCTTCGATTGTTCCAAGGTTGCGCCGCTTGCGCTTGCTCCCACGCGTCACAGCAGAAACATAGATTGTTTCTGTCCCATCAGATTTCTGGCTGATATAAGATGGAAACTGCACATTATAGCCTTGCGCCTTGATGATACGCTCAATATCTTCTCTGGTCATTGCCAAAAAATCCTTTCAAGATAGGCAAGGAGTAACGGTTTCCTGTTTCCTCTTTCTCCGAAGCTTCCATTGCACAAGAAATTCGTTCGCGTGTGCCTCGCATATCCCGTGTGATCCCTCACCAGGCGCAAGTCCTTGCTCAGCGAGGCACCAGGCACACGGTGGAATAGCACATCCTCTTGAAAGCACTGCTATAATGCTCTCAGGGGATTCGATAGCTGACTGATTTTGCATGAAATCCCTCTTATGGAGCAGGCTGTGTTGCTGCATAGTCTGTTCCTATTTCAACTGTGGTATTACTTCTTCCGCATCCTTTTGTAACTTTTCCCCATTCACAATCCATGCACCAATCTCAGCAAGAGGCGCATCCTGAAGAAGACGCCCTACTTTGAGATGATGATGATATCGCTCGACTAATTCGCGTAGTTGAGCATTTTCTCGCTCTAACTCTTCCATCTCCTTTCTCCTTTCACTTCGATCTACACCATACAACATCGGTGAACTTCAAGCAACGTCATCCTATATCGTCCTACGACATTGATCGAAGTAGAGCGAAGTGATATGATTCGACTCTATGGTGCTAGCCCAAGCCTCTTTTCATCATGCCCACGGGTGATATGGAGCTAGAAAGAATAGCCTTATGCATGCGAGGAAGATTTCTAACAAAAATATCCTGTTAAGGGCAACGCTCAAATTGCCACCTGGAATCAATCACTCCTACAAGATTGTGCGAGTGCGCACGAGGACCGGCATGCTCCGTCATCGTCTGGCGGCGACTCCAAAGCTCATACTCTTCAAAAAAGAGGCAAAAGAGTGCCTTTCTGCCGCATATAAGAACTGGATGATGATTAAAGACACACGGGCAAACAAACGGGAATTATCCGTGCGACTTGCTCTCTATTATCCCGATGCCCGCAGGCGTGATATCGATGGGCCGATTAAGGCAGTACTTGATGCGGCATTTTGTTCCATTTCCCTCGATGACCGCCTGGTGGTTGAACTGCATGTGAGTAAGTACATTGATCGCGCTAATCCACGATGTGAGATCAGTGTCAGCCTTGCGGAAGAGGAACGCTGATGAAAATCAACAAAGCTGAAATTGAGCGTGCGTATAGATTACTGTTTGCGCAGGGTCAAGTGGTTGAGCTACGGGCACTCAAGGCGACAATAGAGCATGGATCATCCTATCCAGCAACCTATGGGGGCTACTTCAATAATGTGGAGGCTTTGCTCACGGCCCTCCGCCGCGTACAATCTGCCAAAGGGGTCTATGTTACGCTTCAAGTCTGTAATCCTGACCTGCTTCACCGAACCTATAACGAGCTGGTCAAACAAGATAGCGGTATGGCAACATCGGATAAAGACATCCTTTGCTACCGCTGGCTCCTGATCGACAGTGACCCAAACCGCTCGGTGTCCGATATCTCCTCAACTGAGAGAGAACATGCGGATGCTTTAGCGCATAGCCGGATGATTGCAGAGGACCTCGCGCGGCGTGGCTGGCCAGCGCCCATCGTGGCGGATAGTGGCAACGGGGGACATCTGCTCTATCGTATTGATTTACCAGTCTCGGATAAGCCCCTGGTCGAGCGCACACTCAAAGGGCTGGCATCGCTCTATGATACGCCTGGTGTGCATGTGGATCAAACCGTCTTCAACCCCGCACGCATTTGTAAGTTGTACGGCACCCTCGCTTGTAAGGGAGCCGATACCCCAGAGCGTCCGCACCGGGGGGCGCGATTGCGCGATATTCCTGAGAGCCAAGAGAGTGTCCCCAAAGAGCTGCTTGATACGATTGCACAACCTTTGCGAACAGATTCTCCTGTAAAACTTCCCGATGGCATAAAGGAAGGTTTCACCGCAGAGGCGTTTATCCAGAGGCATGCTATTGAGACTTATGGGCCGCAGCCCTATGAAGATGGGACAAGGTGGAACCTAAAAGCGTGTGTCTGGGACCCCTCGCACACTGATTCAAGTGCATGTATCTACCAATTTGCCGACGGGCGTTTAGGCGCTAGCTGTAGTCACAATGGATGCAAGGGCAAGGGTTGGCGCGAGTTCAGGATGGCGTTTGAGCCTGATGCGTATAGCAAGCCATCCACAAAAACAAGTGGGGATCTTTGGCTTGCCTCCTACGATGCCGATGATGCTGGCAACGGGGACGCGGTCTTTACGCTCTATGGGCAGGATTTTCTCTGGTGTAGTTCGCGTGGCTGGTTCGTGTGGAGTGGGACACATTGGCAACTGGACATAGATGGATGTGCCGTTAAGAGACGTACAGTCGAGACACTTAGACGACGCAGGCATGCAGCAGTTGACGCAGGACGAGAGGCAGTGATCACCGCAACGAAAGCTGACGATAAGCGGGTCAACGGGGCGGTCAACCGCTTCAAGACCCTCGTCTCAGTTGCTATTGAAGAGTTTGACCGTAATCCTGACTTGCTTAACTGCAAGTCAGGTGTAGTGGATCTGAGGACGGGAGAGCTGGCACCACACGACCGTAAACAACGTTTCACCTACTGCGTTGGGGTGCCGTATGGGGAAGCGGATTACACCGAGTGGCTGGAATATCTTGAGGGAGTTATCGGTGGCGGGTATGAAGTCGTGGACTACCTCCAGATGCTCTGTGGGTATAGCCTGACTGGTCACACAAGAGAGGAGATCCTGATCTATCTTCATGGCCCCACGCGTTCAGGAAAAGGCACATTTGCAGAGACCTTCATGGCACTACTACCTGATCCCCTCGCGACAATGGTTGACTTCAATTCCTTCACCGCAAAACGTGAAGGAGATGTCAGCAACTTCGACCTCGCTCCGCTCAAACCCGCTCGTATGATCTTTGCGAGCGAGTCTCAGCGAGACCAGAGCTTGAACCCCGCAAAAATCAAGCAGTTGACGGGTGGAGACCAGATTAGGGCCTGCTTCAAACATCGGGACTTCTTCAGTTACCGGCCTCAGTTCAAGGTCTGGATGCTTTCAAACCACCCCTGCAATGGTGATCCTGAGGATGATGCGCTGTGGGGGCGTGTGCGAGTAATTGAATTTCCAAAGAGCTTCCTGGGCGTAGAGGATAAGAGCAAGAAAGAGAGACTCAGAGATCCTGATGTGCTGCAAGGCGTCTTGTGGTGGGCGGTGCAGGGGGCGATGAGGTGGCACGAGCTGGGACCAAAGGGTTTGTTAACCCCTGAGATTGTGGCGAAGACAACACAGGAACATCGGGATGAGCTGGATTACGTCGGAGCGTGGCTTGATGAATGCGGAAATGATCAGACCGACGGGTGGACGCCTAATGAGATCGTGACAGCAAGTTACACGGGTTGGTGCAAGAACAACAATATCCAGTATCTCAAAGGCCCAAAAGCACTTGCGCAGAGTCTCAAGGCAAAAGGATACAGCCCTGGCGTGGTGAAGTGGATCAATGGGAAAGCCAAGCGGGGCGTTGCTGGTCTTTACATTTTCGATGAATGAAGTGTAAGGATTGATGTAAACTGCCTTCTAGAGAGGTTTGATAGACCTTACACTTGCGCGTGAATGAAGTGTAAGGCTCCTTACACTTACACTTCTTACGGGTGATTCCCTCTTATTTTTTCTTTGTTTCTATAGAGAGAAACCCTGAATGAAGTGTAAGAAGTGTAAGTGTAAGGCTTTGTCCAGACCTCTCTCTTGTTGTGATCAGGCAAAATGGAAAGAGAGTGATAAAAGACGGGCAACATCGTTTAACTACATAGAACGATGTTGTATGATGTGGAGCGAAGTGGTGCGATCTTATTTGAAGGTGAATGAAAAGGAAGAAAGAATATGGCAGAAGAACAAGAGATCCCGCTTGGGGAAAGAACAATCTTCGTAACAACTCGCGATGGGCAAGTTCCAGTCACTGTCTATAGAACCAGCGACAAGCAGGATTGGATGACCACACACATGTCTCACCTCTATATGTCTTGCACGCCATACGTGCGAGACATGAAGATTAAGCAGTGGGAAGCAGAGGGAAAACTCAAGCGCAGTAAAATTAAAGGAAAGGCGCTGTATATTCGCCTTGTCGACCTCAACTGGATGAGGGATGAAATACACAGCGCCAAAGAGGTTCCTACTGAGGAAAACTAACTCCGAGCCAATTCCAGAAAAAAGGAGAAGCTTCTTGAACAAGAGCAATAAGCTGCTGTGGAGAGTACTCAATCGCAGCAGCAGAGGAGGAAGCTGCTGCGTTGGAGACTGCGAACACAACGTGAGCCGCCCTGTCTGCTGTTTGTCGTATGGCTGTGAGAGTTATTTGTCTATCTCCTAATTCGATGAAAAATCCGCACTCTAGGGAATTTAGTACTACTTGAATTCTATTCTCTGAGTTCATGTTGTCCTCCGCTACACGCGAATAAAAACAAGAAGCAATCCTCCCTCTCGAATCATTGTAAAGCCCGACAACAAAAGTTATACAAGACTGGTGCCCTGACTTTTCCACAAAGTTATCCACATTTCTTGGGAGGATCGGGTCTGGGCATATGATACTCCTGTACGTAGGTCTCCGCCTCTTCTTCCTTGAAGAGGAACAGCTTCTTTTGTGAAGGGATTCTATGAAGCGGAAGGATACCAGCGTCAATGTCCTTCCGTATTTGGTTGCATGACCTCACCCCCGCACGTTGCATTACCTCTTTCATGGTGAGGTAGCCTTCTGGGACGCGTGCCATTGGTTTCACCTCCTCTTATAGTGCATATCAATCAACACTATAACACGTCGAGCAACGTCAGTCAAAATAGCTATACGCTATTGGTTGTCGTTGCTCGATATTGAATGACATAGTATGATGTGTGTGATCAAAAAGACAAAGGGAGATGAAGGATGAGCCACTATGATGGTGTGTGCTTCTATATAAAGGAGGAGTGCTATGTGGCCTGATTCATGGTTCTGGATCGGTATGATGCTTGGAACGCTGTATGGAACGTTATTCGTTCTCTGCTCGTTTGCACTATTTTGCCAAATAACAGCGCAACTGCGTCAGTCCTTGCCTAAACCTCAAGCAAAGAAACCCAAACTAAAGAGCGAACAGGTGAGCCTGAGAAGAGCATACGTGCGCAAAAGTGAGTATGTGCCAGAGCAGCGCGTGGAGAGTTGGCGTGAATATACTCACAAGGTTAATGCACCTACACAACCGCTGACCACTGAGCAATTATGGCCCGACTCGTGATTTTCTCGTCATCAACACTGGCTTTTACGTCGATCCCTCCGGCAAAGGTAGATTGACTGGTGTTGCCTTGTCTGCGCTTTCGCTTTGCACCGCGTTGAGCAGATGGACAGAGCGCTCAATAAGATCTCCTGTAACTGGGTCAGGTGGTATGGGTAGATGCGCCTCTTTCAGGAAGTTGCGGACAGACTCTAGAGCTTTTTGCTTCTTCTCCTCAGAGGTGAGTGAAATGCCCCCCTTGTGCATTTGCTCGACTGCCTGCGCTGCGTCTTCCGCAAATTCTTTGAGTTTGCGGAGTCGATTTTCAGGAAGATACCGGACTGCAATATTCCAGAGAAAGGCAAGTATGAAGCATTCCAGCGGGAATCCTGCGATAAGTAAGCTCATGATTGTATCGAATGTCATGTTATGCCTTCTTGGGAATCGCTGCGTAGGCTGCGTTCAGTTCCAGGCCCCACTGCTGCTCATATACTACGCCTACTTTTGGGGTCCACCAGAGTAAGCCAAACTTAAAGAGTTGACGCGTTCCCGCTCCTAAATCAGGACGATGCAACTGTACAGGGCTTGCGCCGTATGCCGGTCCTAAAGGCACGTTGGCCGCGTCCCACGGGTGGCTCAGGATGTATGTTCTGAAGCCAGCGTCAACTGGTATGCCCCCAAAACTCAGCACTTTCCCGTCGTCTTTCCATCCCTGTGGTACCATGCAGGTTGTTCCTCCTTTCAGATAGGCCCATAACGCGTCCCACGGGTAAGGACCTGGACAACGCGCCCGATTGACAGGATCGATATCTGCATGCGAGATGACCCCGCCATTTCCATCTCCCGCACGCTTGGGTATCCCGTAGGTATCACAAATACACTGTACGACCTGAAAACTCTTCTGCACTTGTATGGAAGTCAACACGTCTGAATTATCGTTTGACGGCTTTACATGCTCAATTGAAATGCTAGTGAGGTTTGGGTTTACATTGTCTGGTAAGTAGGAGGCATGTCCAGCAGTGAGTACTCCATTTCCCCACGCCGCTTGATTCATACTGACGCCCTGAACGATATGACCGTCTTGCCCTATGATCAGATGTGTGGATGCCTGTACGGTACTTGTGGCAAAGTAGTTTGCAATGTTTTCAGCAGATGATCCGCCCGCCGTTCCGTGCAAACAGATATACTTTGGCTTGTAGCCTAATCTCGACATCGATTTTTGCTGGTAGTCTATTTCGATGGCTTCATCCAGCCAACCGTTCACAATCTTCATTGGTTGCTCCCTTCATTTTGTCATATCTTCCATGATGGATCTAACCATATCAGAAGCAAACAAAACCTTGCATAGTTCATTGACGCATAGTAAAAGCCTGTGATACTGTTCAGTATCATCTTGTGAGAGCGTGCATCCCCTGCGATCTACCAGCCACTTTTTGGTGACTTGCCAGCCATTAATCCGAAGGTTCCACGCCTGTAATGAGACCTCAAAGTAGTGGAGGTCGTCGATATATACACGTCCTTCAATGAGTTCAGCACGCTTTACCTTGAGACCAGCTCGAACTGGCTTGTCTAATTTTCGTGATGCTGCGTGTTCTTTCGCAGTACACTCTGCAATCTTTGCGTCAATCCACTCATCACCAGATTGGGAAGTCATGACTTGCTGCTGTCCTCCTTCTTGCTCTCAACACCACTCAATCCTATTCTGTCTGACAAAGTGGGCACCCGATGACCCAGGATTGTCGCTTTGCGTCGCAGGTCATTTCGCCGGGTCGCAACTTCAGGAGGTCTTTATCGACAACCACAACCTGTGTTAATCGTTGTTCACTGCTCTCTTCCATGCCTCATTCTCTTGCTTTTAATATGAATATCTCTTGCTTGCGGAAAAGTGACACTGCCATTTGCTGTTGCCAGAATCCCGCATGCGCTGTGTCGATATGCATGCGAACCTCCATCTCCTGAAAGATCTCTTCCTCATAGCGGATACAATCGTCCCACGTCACTGGCTCACCCTGCTTCTTTGCATTGCGATCCATCAAAGCCTGCCAGCGCTCTTCAAGATAGCGTCTTTGCTGTTCAGTCACTCTGCAACCTCTTCAGGATAGAGCACACCACGATACTTCTTTCCTTTATATGTCGCGCTTGCCTCGATTCCAAATGGCAACTTGTGCCCGATGATCTGTATTTCCTCATACTTCTCAATCCACCAGCGTGGCTTGATACTGAGTGCTGCCATCTCCTCATCGGTCAGCGCAGGCGGTGTTTTCTTTCTCCTCTTGCGCTTCATTCATTCCGAGCTATGGCAGCGTTCGCAAACATCACAGACTTTTTCCAGCTCGGTCAAGGCTAAAGATTGCTCACGTGAATACGGTGTCAGATCAACGATGAGCAGGGCAAATTCCTTTGCCTTCTCTCGGATCTCCTGGTATCGCTCGACTTGTCCTTCTTTTGGGGCATGGTAAGAAAAATCGTTCTCAATTCGTGCTCTCATGTCGGTATCCATAGGGTTATCCTTTTCTTGTTTATGCGTAGCTTCAAAGTGTAGACCGAACACATCGATGCCACCAGGTGCAAAGGCCATAAACGCGACCGATTCGGCGAGTGCTGCCGCATACGCGCCACCCCGTCTGCCGCCAAACAGGAAATCATCACCACCTGATGACAGTGCCTTACCCAGACGTTTCTTTTCCTTTTCAAATTCCCAGTCTTGCGGCGGCCCATATTGTTGCCACTCTCTGATGCATAGGCTGACTGCTGCTTGTAAGAATGTTCGGATGTGATGAAGTTTTGTATCACTCATCGAGCTTTATCTTCAACTCTGCTGCAATGAGCAGTGCTGTATGCCACTCGGCACTATGCTGTATAAGATGAGCATATTGGGTAGTGGTGAGCAATGGGTCACTCTCATCCAGGCGTGCTTTAATGGCATCGTTCCAACGATTCATCTCGCTACTACTGTGGAGCATGACGCGGTTGAGCACACGGCGTACTTCCTGCACTGGAATGGTGTCACTCATCCTTTGTTAGCTCCTCTCGTTCTTGCTGATGTGTAGCTTTGACATGACTCTCTGCTATCTTCCGTTGCTCCCGTACCTGTAGCTCTATCTGTGCGGCTCTCCATAGACAGAGATCCCACTCCTGTGCGCATTGACTGTGTTGTATTCCATCCTCATCTATCCATTCAATAGTGTACCACTGACGAGATGCAACCCTCGGTCGATACTCGCAAGAGAAGGTTACTTTTCCGCTGAACATCATTTCGTCCATAAATGCAGAAAGACTCATTTCAGCCCACGGTGTCTCGTTCCGGCGCTGATAGACATTGCTATCAAAAAGTGAACTCATATTGTTTGCTCTCTCAACTTCCCCTGACAATGCGAACAGATGACATCTGTTGCCACCTCCTCTGAAGACAGTTCTCTTCGCACTCCATTCTTTCTGGTCTCACTCTTGAACCCATGTTCAGCATAGCACGCTTTATGGAAATAGTCGAATGCTCGTCCTGGCATGATTTCGGTTTGCCATGCGATAGAGATGATGGTGTGACTCATTGCTGCTCCGGTTGTGCCTCTGTTTTAGCCCTTGCACGGCCTGTGGATGCGCGTTGGAGACGACGCGCATCAATCTTGTCCAGTATAGCCATAGCGCGTTGCTCCTTCTCTTGCGCCTCAGCAATCTTGTTGTTCAGCCACGGGTCCCAGGTCGGACCCGTATTTTGGTGGGTTTTCATGATCATCACCTTTGTCACTTTATAAAATGGAACACCAACGCCATAACGATGCCAGCAACTCCCACGAGGTAGCCCCACAATGCATTTGCCCCTGTGGATTTACCGCCTATTTCGCTACGGGATTCACGCAGGCCAGCTATTTCTTTTGTTAGGTTTTCCACGCTCTTGTCAAAGGCAAGTCGCTGGCTCTCCAATCTGCTCTCAAAAAAGATGCGCATTGCTTCAAGCTTGTCGTCATGCGCCTTGAACAAGCCAAGCGCTTCCGCTCGTTGCATGAGGAGTTTCGCCTGATCGTCAAGCTGCCCCCGAAACTCGTTACTGCGCAGATTGTAGTCCTTTTGTGCCTCTTCCGCCTTGATGATGGCCTTCTCCGAAGCTGCGAAGGCACTGGTCACGGCCTCCTTCTGTGCTAGAAGCGCCGCCTGAACTGCAATTTCCGCCGCCCGAAAGCGCATATCGTATTGCCTGTCACGCTCGTCCACAATACGTTCTAGAAATTCTCTCATAGGGATGGATGGCAGCCCGTCTTCACTCACCGCTCAATCGTCTGGCTATCAATATCAAATGTCTGCTGATCCGCCGTCCCCCGCTTCAGGACAATACGCCTCTTATGTGTGCGTATGATCCCCACATCGTTTGCCCCTGGTGTATAGGTAATCGTGGCTGGATTCCCCGCCGTTAAACTACTGAACACTCCGGTACCTACGATTTCCGTATTTGGATATGATGAGTCGATAAACACAAAGGTGAAATCGCTCACGGTAAGCCCCGTAATATCGAGACTGCCCAATGCAGGAACTAGCCCGAATGTCCACGGAGGCTTGCGATCTCCTTTAACCCATTCACTCATGTGGTGGCCCCCTTTCCAATTCCTGATCCATCACGGCTATAGCCCGTTGCATTTCCGCTATGGCTATAGCCCGTTGCATTTCCGTCATTGCTATAGCCCGTCGCATTACCGCTTCGTCCATAAGCAACAATAAGAGGAGTTGAAAGCCTGAAGAGACAGGATACATCTCTCATTTGAGTAGTTCCTACGCCGCCAAGGATAAAGCGAGATGCAATATCTCTATACTTCCCTGCGCTCATGAGGCGGAAGCGGGCTGCGATGTCTCTTAGCTGAGTAGCAGATAGCAGGCGAAATCTACCAACGATATCCTTCAGTTGATCAGCCGATTTCAATTTGAGTCGAACCGCTATATCCTTAAGCTGATCTGCACTTTTCAGCCTGAAACGAGATATTACATCCTTCAACTGAGCGGCAGACATGAGGCGAAATCGAAGAGAGATGTTCTTCAGTTGATCGGCAGATTTCAGTCTGAATCTGGCTACAATGTCTTTGGTCTGCTGGCCAGCAATCACGAGAATAAAGCGTGTTGTAATGTCTTTAAGCTGTGAAGCTGACATCAAGCGAAAGCGTGCTGCGATGTTTTTGAGGATGGCTAATCTGAAGCGCGTCGTTACGTCTTTTTGCTGGAGTGCAGACATGAGGCGGAGACGCGTTGCCACGTCTTTCAATTGAGCCGCACTCATTAAACGAAGTCTGCTTGCTATATCCTTGAGCTGCAACGCGCTCATGAGGCGGAGACGCGCCGCGATATCCTTGAATTTTGCCAGCCTGAAGCGAGCAGTAATGTCCTTCAGTTGGTCAGCGCTTTTTAGTCTCAAACGAGCCGTGATATCTCGAAGCTGGCTGACAGACATCAGGCGCAAGCGAGCCGTGATATCTCGAAGTTGATCAGCACTTTTTAATCGTAGTCGAGCAACGATGTCTCGAAGCTGGCCCGCTGACATCAGCCTGAAGCGAGCAGCAATATCCTTCAACTGTAAAGTTGACATCAAGCGGAAACGCGCCGTAATGTCTTGAAGTTGATCAGCACTTCTGAGTCTGAGACGAGCAGTAACATCCTTTAATTGTGCAGCAGGCACCAGCCTGAAGCGAGTGGCAACGTCCTTGAGTTGCAAAGCTGACATGAGGCGAAGACGGGAGGGAATATCCTTGCCATTGACTCCCAGTCCTATTGTGTAGTGATTTATTACTTTTGTAGAGTTAAGAGCAGTACTATAAATAGCGACTTCATCAATGATGCCAGCAAAAAATAATCCTGTCGCAATATCTTGCCCGATTGACGCGATGCCATAGGTAAAATTTGCGGTTGTATTCGCTGTCCCCTGACTAATTCCATTAACGTAGAAATTGAGAGTCGAGCCATTATAAGTAGCTACGCAGTGATAAAGAACATTTTGAACAATAGATGGACCTTGAACAAGAACAGCATTTTGGATAGATGCTGTCAATTTTTGGGCTGCATCAGAATAGATAGAGATCGCTTGTCCCACTGCATTGGTTCCAAGTCCAATGGCAATGCCATAGACCCCTACTCCAGGAACGGTTGGAAATTTCAGCCAGCATTCAAGTGAGATGGCATTGGCCCCAACAGGTAATCCGGTCGTTGGGAGCGAAATATAGCCGCTTGACCCATCAAAAAGCTCGGATTTATCAGGATCGTTGCGCAGCAGTCCTGCCTGCCCAAGGGTGATTCCTCCATGCAGCGTACCATCCTGCGCCTGACTCCCGAGATCGACTGCATTCGTTCCCGCCAATTCACCTAACCGATAATAGCGTAGTGGAGATTCCGCAAGAATAGTTGCGCTATACTGACTTCTCAAGCGAAAGCGCGTCGAAATATTGAGCGCATAGTTAGAGAGCAATGAGGACATACCGCGCCGTACATAGTGCGGTATGTTCGTTGGTGAGACAGCGCGAACTATGCGTCCAGTGATGGCACGATCTACCCAGGCGGGTAACGGAACAGAAGGGGCTGCTTCAAAAATCTTACCCGTGATACCCCGCAGCGTCCAACGAGGCTGGCTGAGCGGCCCAGGTGGAAGTGTATCATCGACACTGAACGAATCAAATTGAACGATGTTACCGGCCCCCGTTGGGCCACCAACTATTCCAAAGAAGCCCGGCGTCGTAATACCGCCGCTATCCGTGGCGGCCATCATCCAATTGGCAGGTTCAACCGTCCCATCTGCCCATGCCTTCGCATAGAGATTGGTTCCCTGCGCACGGAAACGCATCCAATAAAAAGGTCCTGCTGAATAGCTGAAGTTTACAGGAGTCCCAATCGTTGTGAAGGAACTAGCCAGATTTCTACGGAAAGTAATCGTCTGGCTGGTGTTCCCGACAATACAGGAGTAAAAGTTGTTGCTATCCAGGAACCGGAGAGAGATACCAGCAAGATCGGTCAGGGTTGCGACATTGAAACGCACCAGACCTTCGGCATCCACCGCTACACGGTTGCCAAGGCACATAACCCCTACGGTTGCATCGACGAAAGTCATGCGGGCATGATTGCCTGTAACGTCTAGTGTTTGGATGCCGCGTTGCTGTGACCACGGTTGCCCGTCGGTAGCAATTCCCCAACTCCCACTGGCGACTGGTCCTCGATAAACGGTATCTTGCCCTATGAGTGCCACTGTTTACTTACCGATGATGGAGAGAGTGAATGTCATCTCTATCCCCTGCGGATTGTTGAGATCAACCTGAATGCGGTCCCCAAATGGTAAGCCTGCCGGTACGATGAGCGTCGTCATACCAGTAAATGCGACCGCCTCACTTGCACGACTGGGTGGATCAGGAGGGTCAGCAGTGGCTTGTGATAAGGTAATGCCAAGTGTACCTACAACTGGTCCAACTATTGGAATAAGCTCATCGAAAGCTGTTAGTCTGGATATCACAAAATCATAGGTGAATGTATAGAGGTAAAAGTCCACGGGAGTCGGATCTTCTCCCACTGTCCCACGCCCCGCATACGTAGCAGTGGGCGTCCCTCCCGATGCTACTGTTACATCAATGTCAACGGTCATTTCGTGGAGGTCGCCTACAGTCAAAGCGCCTGATGAATAGGTCGTTATAGTGGTTTGCGTATCACTGAGAACAGTTCGTGCTGCCATGTTATTCTCCTATTCTTCAGTCCATTCAATTGTAATATCCATAACTTGCCCTGCGGTCGTTGCCTGACCATTAAAGTTAATAGCCAGCTCCTGAGCAACGCCACGAAGCACAATTGCTTCTGATGGCCTTGCGCCGAAATCTGCAATGTATCTATCGTTGAGATTTGCAGTAGCTGCTGGTGTTACTGCCAGTGTCAATCGAAACGCACGGATGATCGTAGCCGAGGCGTCTACTGTTGCCTGGGTTGTGTAGAGCACAACAAGCGCCGTCGGTCCTCCGTCACTGCTGTCATACTTGGTTGGGGTGGGATTTGAGTTAGTGCCTCCTGTATTGGCTATTGTGTGCTTCTTGATATAGCAAAGTATCTCTGTTGCAGCCGTCGCCGCGCCTGAAATTTCGATACGTGTGACGCGAACAGTCTTCGTTGTCGATCCTCGAAGGATGACTAGATCCTGCATCGTTACGAAGGTAGCGATAGCTGAGGCACTATAGACATAGGTAGCCTTATAACCATCAGTTAACGTAAATGCAGCAGGGGCAGAGTCGTTACTTGATCCATCTGTAAAAGACTTCCCACCTTGTAGTGCCTTGAAGCCGATGCCTGGGACATAGACACATCCTATTGGAATATTATTGCTGTCGGCAGGTGTTGAGCCGAATGTCATTTAATACACCCCTTTCTTTACAAACGAAAACCCTGAACTTCTAGGCCTAATGCACCAATTGGTGTTATAGTGCTTCTCCACGCCCCAAATTTGTAGATACTCGATTTATACGCTACAAGATTCGGATCTCCAGGCAGTGGTCGGTAATCCCACGCGAAACACTCGCATCGTCCGCTCGCCTTGTCGATGACCCGTCCGATGACCTGAAACTCAAGGCTATTCCCACTTGCCCCAAGTGTGTCCAGTGATCTTGTTTTGAATTGAAAAGCGGGCATATCAGGATTGATTTCGAGTACTGCCGTTCGACCATCGGGGCAGTGGAGCGTGAGTTCTTTCAGCTTGCGGATATCACCAGTGCTTACAATGTCGTCCCCCCAATCGAGCTTGCGCAGCCCTCTCTGACCCGCTTTCAATGTTGGGACAAGTTGACGTTCTGACCACCGTTTGCCCGTAGTCAGAAGCACTGACCAATAAGACAAGCTCGGATCTATCGCATCTCCAACAGCGTAGAGGCTTGTAGCTATGCTCATCGTGCTATACTCCTTTCTGAAGGGAGAAAATACCGATGTTCAGTTGGTTGAAAGTCGAGATTGATACTCTTGCTGAGACAGGAGAAGTTACTGATGTTCGTTACAGCCATACCCCAGAAGAATTTATCGCAGAGTTGAAACGACGTAACGAGTATGTTTACGTCGCGAGACCTCCCTGTATCGGATGCCACTATACGCCTGAGCACCTTGCTCCAAGGAACGCTGTTGACACGATGGATAAACAGTCGATGAGTTATCATCGAATTCCAGAGTGTATACGAATAACCATTGCGCATTTTATGCAAAATCCTAACGTGCCTGACTTTGTTACCTGCTATGGTTTTTACTATCTGCACTGGCATCAAAACAAGTATTTGCGTGCAGTAAAAGAAGCAGTCCTCGTCATTTTTCAGGAAGTAAAGCACTTGCCTGATCTTCAGGAGAGTGGACTTAAACTGACTGGTTATTTTGACTAGCAAAAGGAATACCAGCACAAACACTCCTGCCTCCTATACATATGAATAGGTAAACGTTATCACAGGTGTTATCGTACCTAACGACATGTTGGGGCCTGTGAACAAAATGATCGTAAAGAATATCTTTCCTGCTGTAGTTGCTGCTGGCGTGCGCCTATGTGTTATGTAATCTATGGATCCCTGTAGGTCTTGCCATGCCGCCAACCATGCAGCGGCCCCTGGCGACACACTGCCCGCTGTCCCTGTGGTGGCACTTGGGCTACTTCCCACACTGCCCGCTGTTGGATTCCCGGTCTGATCATCACCGTACAAGTTGGCTTTGGCATAACTTTTAGAGCTTGTATCCGTTGCATGCCCGTTGACAATTGGGCTGCCCGCCTCCGCTCCCGGTTGCGTGCCTGCTACTGGCGCATTATGTGCGGAACTACTGTATGCTGTGAGTGTTGGAGCGGTCGCAAATGTTCCCAAGTTGTCGTAATCGATGCAGCCAACATTGGCTTTGCCGTTCGTTCCATCGTATGTGGCAATTTTGACACCGCCCGAATTATCCGATGTGGTGAAATACCAGAGTTCAGGAACCGCACCAGGGCTGGCCGGTCTCGCATATTGCGGCCATGCAGCAGAACCAATGGTCGCACTACCAGCACCTGCTGCACACCATCGGACCTCCTGTTGACCAGCAGAGCCTCCAAATGTTACGGGGTTCCATGTCGGGCTAGCATCGGTATTACTGTTCCACATGGACCTTATGGCGGTGAAATCTGCCATCTTTTTCTCCTCATATTGATGTTCAAATTCTTCTCCTGTGAGGTGCGTATACGTGATAGCCCTAAAACTTGATTGCGAATCCAATTGCGTTTGCACCAATACTTGCCCACACATCCACATTGGTGGATGTCAGTGTTGAATAATCACAACCGATGGTCGCGGCTGAGGGTGTAGACGTGAGATTCCACACAAAAAGCACGAGGTCGGGAACGGCCCCCAAGCCATGCGCCACCGTTACCTTTCCACTGATTGTCGAGAAAGAGCCAAACTTAGAGATACGTGAAACGGTACCCAGGGCCAACTCAAGCTGAGCGACTTTACCATTGACCGTATCAATGTTCAGTGCTGCATCTGCTTTTTCAACCCATCCTTCTATATTATTCATGTTTGTTGCATTTGCAGCCGTAACATTATTTTGCCAGGTTGTTCGTGTGTAAGTCATTTACTGCCTCTCACGAATAGGTGATGGTTATCGGAACGACCATATTTTCCGTGCTTGTCTTTGCGTGTGCTGGTGAAAATATTCCACGCGCAAGCAGAATACCGCTGTTGGCGGCTTCACTACCGCCCAAAAAAACACCTACCTCTCTTGTTGTGAATCCAATTGCTTCCGTTGGTTCTATATAAATTTGCTCTATGATGACACCCGTTCCGCCAATTGCATTTGTTGTGATACGTTTTCGGAAACGCTCACTCTTGAGTATGGTGTCAGCAGCATTGGGCGTTGTAGCGTCGTCCCCCAAAGCTATAAAAAACACTTCGATGTCAGCGGTGCCTGCATTGCCATTGCGTAGAGCGTTTAGCCCAACTATTGTTTTTGTCATTGCAGTCATGATCAATCACCTCAACACACAATAAGCGTATCGCTGCATAAAGTACTGTTTGAACATATCGGACAAGCAAATGTGGAATAAGTAAAGGAGGCATCAACGTTGATATCAACACTGAACGATTGTACGGTCGTTACAATCGTAGTCGTCGCTGCCGAACTGTCACTACCAGACACGCCCCCTTTGGTAATCTCACCCCAAAACTGCACCCACGTATCGTCACTTGGCCCTGCTATCGCTCGCACTTTGTAGTACATGTTGTACCCATCAGTGCTGTCAGAAGCATTCACACTTTCAATGAGCATCTGTCCTGAGAGGCTCCAATCTGGCAAGTTCACCGTCGCTAATTGACCAGCCGCATAGCGTGGATCACGTGTGGTAAATTCAAGTGTCGGTGGGGATTGCACTGCATAGCGTGTCAACCTAGCACCGCCAATAGAGAGTTGAGCCTCAAGTGTAGTGAGCGCAATGTCCTCCTTCTCGTCCACGATACCCGTCGATCCATCTATCGATGCCTGGAGAGCGATCTGTGCATCATTGCTAATAATAGCGGTGTTCTTGTACAGCCCGATGTAAGCGATTGCGATTGTGTCGCTACTGGTGAATACTGTTTCTGTACTGATATCAAATTCACCTTTCGACCAATAGAAATCTTTCCCACTGTCGAGACCGCGTATACCAACTGTTTTTGCAACACTATTGACGGTGACAGCAGGCACATGGGCAAGAGCGTAGGACATCGGCCACGACTGTGTATTTCCATCTCCTTTTCGTGTCTCATTCTGCACAGTCGTCTCGATAGTTCCTCCGGTCATGATCTGGCAGTTTCTGTATTTCGGGTTTGATCGCGTGACCGTTGGTGGATTGATCACCTCATCAACCGTTGTGCCATCTATCACCACAGCATTTTCAATAGCGGTATAAGGCACGACCCAGAGCTGACTTCGATAGTCAATTTGCCAAAAAAACGGTACGCCGGACGAAGAGATATTCTTGACTACCTCATCAAAATCTTCTGCCAAAGTGGAGTAGTCGAATGCGATGGATGGAATGTATCCGATAGCTTCACCGCAAAGCAGTGTATCTGAGCAGTATCGCGTATCAGAAATAGTGTGATCATCGTAAATCATACCAATAGTCAAACCTTCATACCGTAGAACATTTTCATAGAGGTAACGTGCAATACCTGCACCTGTATAACCTTCAAAACTGGCTGCAATACGACGCTTCACCGCCAACCAGTGTTTATCACGTGCTGAAAGTTGATGGTAGAGTTCAAAGACGAATCCAGGCTTACCATATTTGGGAGCAGAGAGATAGCCAGCGAAGATGCCGACGGTGTTCCCATTATAGATAGTGATCTGACTATCTTCTGGAAAGTAGGTCGGGGTGGGTGTGCGAATCGCGAAGCTTGCCGTAGAGTATCGCCCTATGGCACTCTCAACGGTAAGACTGCCCGCCTCAATGGTGTACGGCACACCTCTGATAAGCACAAAGGGACTTCCATCATCGCTGTACCAAACGGGAGCACTTAGCGCTCTTCGTGCTAACCTTGCCATTATCGCCTCCTTTCAAAACTCATATGCGTGCTCCTGTATTGAGTCTTATGCCGTCAACGATATACGGCATCTGCGCACGTGTTAGCCGTTGCCCATCGAGAATGATGTCAGGAAGATTGACAATGATCTGTGGCTGTGGAACTTGACTGAATTGAGCTGGAACAACGCGTGTACTTGCTGGCAGAGCGCTCGGTGCCATGCTCATTGAAATTGGGGCTACAAGATCCCCTAGCGCCCCGCGAAGTTGTGGGAGACCAGCAAGCATTCCTTCTGAGATTTGTCCAGTAATCCCCTCGCCTTGCTCAGCCAGGAAGCGTAGTGGTCCGATTCGCGCAGGGCTATGTGGCAGATGATCAGCAATATAGTTTGTTACCGTCGATATTGCGCTACCTACCGCGCCTATGGCATTTCGTATCCCTTGAGCTATTTTATTTACAATATTCATTCCACCCTGAAAAGCAGAATTAGCTGCTGATGCAAGAGCACCTGCTATCACTCCTGGTATACCTGAGAGCGCGGCATTGGCCCGACCTGCCATTTGCATGAGCTGGCTGATAAATCCACTGACGAGCTGTGCAGCCAACCTTACAGCCTCAATATTGAGCCGAGCGAACCAGATCAACGTGCCCAGGACGAGGTCTGGAATTATCGATCCGCCGACGAGTGCACGATAGAGCATTGTGAAATATCCGATTATTGTGGTAACGATGCCCATGACCAATCCGCTGATAAAACCCCATACTGCTTGAAATAATCCAGCTATAATATTGAGTACACCAGTGAACATATTAACTATTCCGCCCCAAATAGTGCCTAGATCAGCCCCTAATCTATCAAAACGCCCCGTAAATAAATCCACGAAAAATCCAATAATTCCAAGAATAATCTGTATCGCCCCTGAAATAACCTGAACAATTCCACCGAAGACGCGAGCGATCCCACCAATTACCCCTGCAAGCCCTGCAATAATCCCTACCAGTACTGCGAGCAAAATGCCTATGGCCACCACAACAACACCAAGAATAATTGCTCCGATTAACTGAAATGCAGGTATAGCAGGTTGAATTGCCTTAACAAGGTCATTCCAGGCAGGAACTATTTGAGACTGAAATACCGTTACAAGTTGCTGCCATACGGAAATGAATACAGAAGATAGATATGAGCCGATTTGCTGAAATATTTGCTGAACAAATTGAAGGATAGGAGTAGGGATAGCCGCAACAAGTTGATTCCAATGCTGAACAAGCAAAACGATGCCAGCTACCAGAAGTGCAATACCGGCACCAACAGCAATAAATGGTGCGGCAACCGTTAATGTAGCAATAGCCGCCGCACCTGCCGCCGCTGCCCAACTCCAAAAGGCGAATACCAGTAATCCAGCGATAGCCCCTGCGACTGAAACCAGTACGGCCATCAGTGCTGTCAGAGCAACCTGATTCTGTTGGAAGAAGTTTGTGAGATTGGCACCTACACCGACCAGTGTCGTTACTCCATTAACAACACCAAGCAGAGCCGTCGTTACACCTCCTGCAAGTATAGCTGCGAAAGACTGAAATGCAGGTGAAGAGAAACCATCTATGAGCTTGCCAAGTGCGGGTAAAAGCGCCGTACCGATTTTGATACCTGTTGTTTCCAGTACCTCTTTTGTCCGGTCCCACTTGAAGTTGAAATCACCTTGAACTGATGCCCAACCCGTGATGGAACTGCCACCCTGTTTAACCGATGCCGTGATATTTGTCACGTTATCCCTGAAGGTCTGCATGTGGTCGCCAGTCAATCCCAACATGCCCTGTAGCTGTTCAGTCCCCCCAACGATGTCCTTCATGGCACTGATATAATCGGCACTCCCCGCAGGGAATTTCTTACCGATAGCGTCGGTGATCATTGCCAGTGCGTCAGGCAGGGACTTCTTCATGGCAGTAGCCACATCGTCTGTGGTCAATCCAACACTTTCCAGTGCGTTTCTCGCCTGGTCAGTTGGCGCATTGAGTGCAAGGATCGTTTGGCGCAAATAGGTTGCGGCCTCAGCAGCCGGTACACCTGAAGCCGTGAGTGTTGCCATGCCTGCCGAAATATCGGTGAGTCCGACACCCGCTGCCGATGCGGTAGGTAAGATGGCCGCAAGTGAGGCCGCAAGATCGCCCATCTTGGTCTTTCCTGCCGCTACTGTCGCTATTAGGGTATTTGTGGCCTGTGCAGAGGAAACATTTGCTGCTGCGTAGTCGGTCATGATTGTCGTTACCCCATCGGCAACGACCCCCAGATCGGCTGATCCAACCTTGGCACCCATCGCTGCATCACGTAGCGTTTGCAGTGCTTTTGTCCCATGCTGACCACTACTCTCGATGAGATACATTCCGGCTGAGAGTTGTGCTGTAGTCGTACCAACCGGACCTGCCATTGCCAGGATGCCATCACTGACCATTTTGAGGCTGCTTGCTGATTCACCAGCACCTGTTACCAGCGAGGTCATTGAACTTTGAAAATCGCCAGCCATCTTGACGCTTGCAATACCTATTCCAACCAGAGCCACAACGCCAGCAGCAGCAGCACCCAACGCAAAAGCGCGGATCTTCCCCGCTGTTTCATCAACAGAGGCTCCGACCGCTCGCATTTTGCTTGCGGTTGCGTCGGCTCCCTCGTCTGAAACTTTTGCTACAAGCTGACTGGCTAGAACCAAGATTACTTCCCTCCTTTCGGTTTATTGCGCTCCTGAATATTCTTCTGGGCCTGGGCCTCTGCTTTCATGTAGAGGAGTGCTTTTTGTTCCCACCAGAGCGGCTGTTCTGCCAGCTCCCACGGCGCAACGCCCAAATACTTCGCCGCCTGGACAAACGCGTACTCTTCAGTACATGCTCCAAATTTCCCCTCGCTTGCTAAATAGCGCCTCAGATTCTTTAGCTCCTCCTTTTCTTCCTCTGAGGCGCTGATTTGTTTGGGTTTATAAACCGTTCAATAATCTCTTTAAAGAGCCAGTAGGGAAGCTCATCTAAGCTATCTGCATTGAGCGGGACCACTTTGATCAGCTTTGAATTGCACTTTTCTCCATTTTGACAATCTTCACATTTACTACATGGAAAATAATCTTCTAAATCCCATGACTCGAAAAATGAGAGAAGCAGTGTATAGACCTCATCTTCTATTTCCTTCTGCTTTTCTTCATTGTCAACCGTCTTTTCCGCCAATTTCGTAAGGTACTGCATTCGATTCAATACCTTTGGCGTCAGTCGGCTTGGATAATACTCAATGGTGAGTATCTCACCATTCCCTAGTGGAAATTTCGCTTCATCGCTATCATTGAGTATATTGCTAAGATTTGGCATTTTTTACCTACAGTGCTGTTAATAGATTGGTGAGAGTGAGTCGCTGTGCTAAACCCGTACTCCATGCAGGATCTTCAATCAGCTCACATTCCCATGTAATTGCATAGACACCATCTTGATCTTCCCACGGGTTAGGTTTGACGAATTTCAAAGCCATATCGTGTTGAAAAATGTTGTACACAGCACCGGGCCCATCGGATGCAATTTGTGCACCTTGTGCCTCACAACGGATGTACTTTGTGGTCCCTGCTCGCATGTCGTTAAGCGGAAGCATGCCATTCGCGTCGGCCTCTTGTGTGATTTTGAAAGAGGTTTTTGGAGGATGGTCAACATGGGCAGACCAGGAGGCTGCGGAACGATTGATAAACCAGGCTGGTCCATAAATGTCGGACATATCAAACTCAACACTCTCCACATTCAGGAGTTGCGTCGTACCGAGACCGGCGGATGTGGCATCCATCCATATATTCCACTGATTAGCTGTACTTGGAGCAAGAGTTATCGTCGTTGGGGATGCCGTCATCGTGATATTGTCTGTCGTCAATTGTCCAATGAGATCAGCACTACAGGTAAACTCATCTCTTGAGCCTTTGTAACCAAAGCTAGTAAAAAGACCATAGGAGAACTTTTGTGCACGTGTCGCAGTTTCACCATTCTCGATTGAGAATGTTTTAAGAGAGGCATTGCCAGAAATTGGAGGCGTGAATGTGTGATCTTTTGCGGTAGCAGATGTACCGTGTGCAGCTATAACACCAGTTCCCATTGCACCATTTAAGGGATAAATAAGAGCATTGAAATCAAGAGGACCATCCACACTCCCACTCGACCACTCCTTGTTCAGTGCGCTGGAGCTGGCATATTTGCGCCCCGTGCCACGATACATCTTTACTTCTGCCTCAATGCCTAGTTTCCAATCACCCCACCGCAAAAGTTTGTTTGCTGGCACCGAAGTTCCTGATGTGGATTCTACACCTATTTGTGTATTCTGATTTATTGTCGACCGATGCGGCATATGTCACGCCTCCCATCATCCCTTTCCTGATATCTATCTAAAGATGCCAGGAGAGAGATACAAAAGGAAAATTTATACCTGTTCTACAATGTGGTGATATAAACCACCAGTATGACTCCACTTCACACCGTCAGCTCGTACTTCGTCATAGTGCAATGGGTTCTCTCGATAGCAGCTTGATACATAACCGCCGATCACACTCCCTGATGTCCGTTTGAAAGTGTCGTCAATAAGTGCAGACATCTGAAAGAGTAGTGTGAGCATTGCAGATGGGCCAACAACTTTAATCTGAAAAAGGAGGTGAGCGAATATGCGGATCGCGTTGAGCGTTAAGGTGTCATGACCAGCCTGGAACGAGAGCACGATCCAGGGAGGCATTGTGCCTACGGGAGCAGCTCCGGTGTGAATGCCACCAGTTGCGAGAGCCACCAGTGTTGGATTGGCTTCAAGCTCCGTTTTGATAAAGTCGAGAGAAGCGGCTATTTCGGCTGTGCTCATTTTGACTTGCCTGCTGTCCTGTAAGCAATGGCCGCCGCTTGCTTTTGGGACTTGCCTGCCTTGATCTCAGTCGCAATATTTTTGCTGATAGTCTTCTGGCTGCTTCCTTTTTTTAATGGCATTGGTCCCTCATTCGCTCTTTTGAACAGGAGAGATGAAAACATCATATTCCTGTCCTAGTTTGGCCTCATGGAATACTTGTGCAGCCGCTGGATTGACAATGCCCATCTTGAGATCACCTGATGGTGTGGCACTCCCAAACGGCTCACCCTGCACCGCGCCTAACTCGACATACGCCCCCTCGACTACCTTTGCCTCCTCTTCACCAGGAGCTTTGTAATATCCGCGCATGCGGGTAACTCGATCTAAACGAAATCGTGCATGAATTTGTGACATGAATAGATCCTTTCTATCGTGCGGCTGCTTCCATCCTTTGCTTGAGAAGTTGCATGGCCTTGTCGAATCCTGCCCTCGTTCGTTCAATGCCTGGCTCAAAAAAGGGCCTTGGTGGCTGATGCACTGTCCCATAATTTGGATAGATGGCATACTCAGCAGCCACCACGATATACGCTTCCATCTCTCCTGGGCGTGCTAATTCTGGGAATGCTTTTCCCCCGCCTGTATAGGTACTGCTATCACTCGTGATGTTGTATACGCTGTTAAACATGAATCCAGTGTCGATTAAGTCGTTAGCCTGTATTTCCGCCTTGACATTGCCCTCTCCATCAAGCGCAACTTTGCGCACGACGGCTTTCATTGCTGGCTTGATAGCACTGGCTACGTTATTCCAGTGGTTGAAGCTCGCCATCAAGCCACCTCCGCCGCAAGCACATCGGTAAGACCGGAGAGTGAACGGAGATCTAGCACTTTCTGCACTTTCAGCTTTCTCGTGCCAAAGTAGAGATTGCTGTTTTCTCGCACATCCGTTCCGTAGGGAAAATGCACAACCCACGTTGACTGGGATGCTATCAATTCGGCGTATACGCTGAGCAGGCTACCTTTTGGTGGCTCCAAACCAGCAAGGGCTTCGATACCGGAGCTTTCCGTCTCTGTTGGTTCCCCATAGGTGCCGGTGCTTGTCGTCACGTGCTTGATGACACACGGCGTATCACATACAGCGGCTGCAAGATCGGCGCGTATGGAGGCAAGTTCAGTAACAGGCAACATCATCCCTCCTCATCTTTGCGATCTTTGGCTTTGCCATTCTGCGAAAGTATGCAGCCAGTTCAAGCTTTGCGGCTCTCATGTCTGAGCGCTTCAATGTCTGCCCATTGACTGAAATGTCGTAGGCCCCTGCAAGTGCAGACGCCCAAAATGTGAGCAAGTCAGCAGCAGTACAGTTGAGATCGTAGATCTTGCCTGTTGCATAGATCGGCGGCCACTGCCCAGGCGCTGTTCCATTCACAAATGGGGTGAGTTGGAACTGAAAATGCCCTGTGATGTAATCCGATGCAAGCGGTGTCAGCACTTTCCAGGGACTACCAGAAAGATACCCTTGCAGTGTCGCGTCACTTTCCCACCATTGATAGCGCGAGTAGAAATCTGCATACACAAACTCCGCTTGATTGTTTGTGCTTGCAGTATTCACGACGACTGGCTCAGCACGCAAAGGCTCCATGCGAATATCTTCACGATTTACGTCTAGCTGATCCTGCACGTTTTGGTCGGTGAACTGCTGACTCGTCGGATCGTTGATCATCATCCTCACTTGTGCTATCAGCGTCAACATGCTCTCCCTGACTGCCATCGATTAACTCGCTCTCTGGTTGCTCTTCGGGTACTGCTCTCGGATCGTCAATTTCAACGGCCCCTTCTCCAAGCAATCGTTTGACGTGATCCTCATTCAGCACAAGCTCCTCGCGACCATTGGAAAGTTTGAGCCACATGAAACACCTCCTAGAGTGATACAGGAAGTAAAAGTGCCCATATCGTTCCGGTCATGGACGCAGCAAAATCTATATTTAAGGTATTATCCGCCTGGATAAATCGTGAGACATCAAAAGGTCCGATAAAAGCAGTTCCGGTTGAAGCTGTTAAATTTCCCGATGTGAAATCGCCGATGCCACTTCTAAAGGCGGGCGGATTTGCACCAGCTTTCACCGTGACCGTCTTCGTGCCTGCAAATGTGTTTTGTATATACAGGACAAGCCTATCTAAATTGGCTCCCGCAGGAATACCTGTTGATGGGATAGTAACAACCATCCCGTTTGCTGCATCAATTGCGGTACCTGCCTGATTGAGTACTGCCCCATTTGCAGTAAGATTGGTAAGTGGTAAAGCTGTTCTTGCCATGTTCTCCCTCTCTTACGGCTTTTGCAGATATGCAACAGCGATAGCGTCGGGCCTGATCGTTTTGGCCCCATACAACATCAACCCTTTGACGGCATCCCCAAACCGACGTTCCGGTCGATACGCCTCAACTTCTCGCAGCCCTTCAGCCTTGGTGAGGCCCATCGAATGTCCAGCGAAAAAGACATCCTGTGAACCGGATGCACCGACCGTCCCACCAATATGCGGAGCATTCAAACTCTCGTAGATGTCCATGTTCTCAATGCGTCCTAGATAGGCGTCAGAAGCATTGCCAGCAGAGGCGTCAAGCTTTCCAGAGAGGATCGTGAGCCGTGCACTGGCAGTATTAAAGCCGGTGAAACGGGCGTCCATTGTGAGGTGCGATTTGCCCCAGGGCGGACACACACACCATCTGCCTTGTTTCGGAATTTTTGCCTCGGTGAGCTTCTGCGAGAGCAGTACGAGATTATCGTAGAGCGTGGTACCCGCGCCAATATTGGCCGCTGTGGGGACAGTAACCGTTGTGAATGAGCCTGATGAACCAATAAGGTTGGCAGACTGGGCGTCTGTGTAGAAACCCGAATAGTACAGGTCCATCGTATCGGCCATCTGATAACCGGCGTCACTCATCGCCTGCGCCATGACCTTGGGGTTACTCTGGGCTTTGTCCACGTCATCGATTAGAAAGTTGTATGACTTTGCCTGGCTGATGGTAAGCATGGTTTGAGCGTCGGTCAGGCTCTGCGGAGCTGCCATATCCGTATCTTTGACATAATTGGATATAGTCACAACTCCAATGGCGCTGATTCTCACGGTATCGCCATAGGCACTGATCTCACCTTGATAGTCGGTATTGAACAGAGCACCGAATACCTGATTCTTACGCAGGTTGACGATCATTGAATCAGCCCATATTTCAGGGATGAAGTTATTTAAGCTCAAGTGAGCCTCCTGCAATCCCTTGCTTAACATCTCTCAAAAGGTGCTAGGCAAGAAATACAAAAGATTATTAGCGTGGCATTGGATTACTGGCCATCCATTGCGTGATTTCAATTCTTCTTGCGCGGTACTCTTCCGCTGACATCTTGGAAATGATGTCCCAGGAGAGCGGTTGTGCGCTACTGCTACTACGTGGCGGATTCGTTGCGCCTCCACTGGATGGCGATGGCGTTTGTGGCTTCAGATCAAATTGCTTGACCATTGCCTTAAATGCAGCTTCCAAATTAGCAGGATTGCCCGCCTCATCAAATTCAAGAGCGGCTTTATCCAGTAGTCGCGTGGCCGCTTCAGGATTGAGACCTTGCTTTATCGCATGCAATTGGATCGCGTGATTCAAGCGGTCTTCCTGATGTCGAGAGATGACATCATCACGCTCTTTTTGCAAAGTTGCCAGTTGCTCTTGAAGTTTCCTGGTCGTAAGGGACTGCTTCTCTTGTTCGGAAAGTTGAGATGCTTCGATCTGCTCTTTAAACTGTTTGAGTTGCTCATTCTCAAGACGGTGCGCTTTTGCATCAGCATTTGTCTTTTTAAGAGCAGCCTCCATACGCTGGACTTGCGCTTGCAGATCAGCAATAGTTGGTTCTGTCGTGGCGGGTCCTGATGTCGCATCAGTTGCCGGTGTGCCCGTCGCGGGCTTGGGGTCCGTTCCGCTCAACGTCGCGTCTTGCGGATCGGTGGTATCTTCTGCCATAGTACTCTCATTTCTATAACAATGTCAAGGATATGTTTGGGTTAACGGTGTGTATTATAAGTTGTTATAATACGGTGAAACTCTGAATCAGTGAGATTGTACATTGCGATAAGGCCACGCCGTGCTTCAAAAGCATGCCTGCTCATAAGCCCCTGCTCTTTGGGCGTGATCAGCATAGGTTCACCGCTACGAGGTGATATTCCAGAGCACACACGCTTATTATAAGCATCGCAACTCTCGTAATACTGCTGCGCTATCTCTGCTTCGCGTTCCTGCTTAGGAGTTGGCCCAAGCCACTCACCATACAGCAACTTCTTACGTTCAATAAGCCCTTGTAGCTGCTCAACAGACATAAAATCGCTCATTGCCTTAATCCTTCCTGTATTTTCACTTGACGTACCATCTCTTCTAAAAGTGCCTGCTTTACCATCTCCTCAGTGAACAGTCTACAGATCTCCGAGAGTGGTACCCATACATCGGTGCCATCGACTAACCTGCACTGGACAGAGACACCATGTATGCTGGTCAGCTTGTGCAGGACCTTAGCGGGTCTATTGCCGATAGTGGACATTACTGGTCGCTCTTGTGGAAATGGTTCATGCATACATTGCTCCAATGCCAGGGGCATTATAGGTTGTTGCAAAATGACTCATCGTTCAATCTCCGGTACAAACACCTTAGCAGCCGCAAAACATATCTTATCTGCTGTTAGGTGCGCAAGTTGATAAAGCGAGAAAATAGGTTCTATGGAGATGGCACTTTTATCTATGGCCTCGTGTTCTCCTAGATAATTAATAAAGAACATTGTCATCTCGCACCAAGCAGGGTGAAACATACGCCTCAGTACATCCATTGCGGCGTTCATATCTCTGCTGTATTTCGGAATAGGCACAGTGCCATGCTTGATATGTTGCCACTCGCCATCTGCTACATGGATAGGGACTTTGCAATTCGTGCAGGTGATAACGCTTTCATCCCATTCTTTATATTGCTCATCTCCGCTGCATACTTCAATTTGCAGGCCCATCACTTTCTCATGCACGAACCTATCACGCTCAGGTTCTGACATTTCAGACCATTTCATCACAAAATCACCTCTTCTCAATACCCCCTGGCTCCAACGAATCCAATACTGTGTATCGCACTTCTGGCAAATCACGCCGCTCATGATTGACTCAGGCGAGTATTTTGTGATCGTGAGTGGCTTACTACAGCCTTCACAATCAAATGAGACTTCGTTCTCTGTATAGATAATGTCTCTCATCGTTTCTCCTGACCAGGAGCTGACAACGCTTTCACGTCGTCGCTGATCACGGTAGCAGTGGAGTCGATGACCGGATATATTGCCGTTCCTGGTGTATACTCCACACTAAAATGAATATAGCGCGATTTCTTTATCTCCGCATTAAGCCGATCAAGCGATGTCTTTAGCTGATCGTTTGCGAGTTTTACGCTAGCTTGCAGAAAAGCATCGTAGAGGAAGTTCTTGTCACTCATGGCTTATCTCTTTCCAATGGAGCGATGGGCATTCTCGCTTCTGTGCGATCAACGGAAATAGTAGGCATGTCGGGCCTTAGTCCTCCAGGTAGCCCTAAAAACTGAAAGGGTTGTTGGCAGTTAGTACACTTTATCGTGATGTCAGCCGCATATCTTCCACTGTCTTCCAACCTGCTGACAGCCACATTAGCCACAAATTCTTTATGTTCACACTTGCTCATCATTTCACCAACTCTTTCAGTGGAGTGACTTGTATGCTCGCACCCCAATCGTTATGATGCTTATGAGTCACGAAGCTTTGCAACGTGACATTATTATTGGGCGACCTCCACAATTTGTAGCCACTCACACCGAGTATTTTACGCTGTACCCGCTCACTCTGCCGATTGAACCAGGAGGCACCAGTCTCAAGCTGTGGGCGAGTATCGGGTATCTCGCTGGTATCTATATCGAAAGGCTTCAACAGTTCTGCCCACGACTTTGTAACAGGCACTGGCGTACAGCGATCACACGGATGGATCGCAAAGTCAGTGTCCAGATCGTAGAGTGTTCCATCAAGAGCAATACATGCTGCACATGTCCTTGAGTTTTTGGCACAAGTTCTACGATATTTCGTTACTACATCACTGTTTGCCCGATACGTCTCCAAACTCGCATTTCTGGCTGCTCGATTGAGTTCATTGCGACTGAGCACGAGTGCTCTATTGCGAGAATCTTTCAGCGCCTGGCCTGCTTGCGTCTCCATAATACGCCGCACGCTACGTGCCACAACACGCGGATTATTGCCAAGCGTGACGCCCGTAATCAATGTCTGTGCTATCTCGTCAGCCGCTCCTTTGCCCCATCCACTAAATAAATGAGCGAGTGGGCTACCCGCTTGTGTTGCTCTGATGAGCTGAGCAATCGTCTCTGGATTAGGGATACCAAACGACCATGATACTCCTGGTGGAACCTGAACATTCAGCAGTTGCATAGCCGCCTCAAGACCCAGGCGTATCCCGTCCTGCTGCAAGCGTCCGGTCATCGTTTGTGCCAACGCCGCATATATATCAATCTCACCAGCAATCAACCGCTTGATGACTTCGAGACGGTTTGCTTCATATAAGAAGTGTGCTGGTATCTGCTCACCTCGCTCAACATGCGTCATCATCTCGTCATAGAGCTTATCGAGCGCTGGCGTGATGACAGCGAGCGTGTTTTTGTGCGCCTGGTCCAGCGTCTGGATGGCTGCTGCTTCATGACTGAGCAGATCGGTGCGGTATTTGGCAACGATGCGCTGAATTTGGGAGGTAGTGGTCATTTGTCAAAAACCCAGGGGATTGGACCATATTGGCTGTTTCCCTCACTATCAGGAGCAAAGCTATCCCCATACTGATACCCTGCGCGAGCCTTCCAACATGACCCATCCGGCTCTCGCAATTCGATATCGATCATATTTCCATCGAATGGCCTGGCCAGGAAGCAGTAGCCGTCAATTGTTCCTAAATAGATAGTTCCATCGGTCTCCCAGATAAAACCGTCCTGGTCAATCTCGATAGAGCGTGCATAGCGCTTTCTTAGTTCTTGATCCTCCATAGCCGTTCCATCGACATAGAGCACCGGCACGTATTTATGAGCACACCACCGTATACGCCCTTTGCCAAGGATGGCATGATGCCTGTAGGTTTCGCGTAACACGATTTCATACGGCGTAACATCCCATGTTTTTATCTGTTTCCCGTTGAGATAGACAAAAGCTCCATAATCAGCTATGCTCATGCCGCTTGCTCCTCACTATCCTCATCAGGCACCCAACAATAATCTATTTCGATCTTCCATGCCTTGAAAAGCTCTTCTGCGTCATCAATGCTATAAAATTGATATTGCGCATGAGGAGCAAGAATCTCTCTATCCTGCCTGCGGGAAACAGCAACATGAAAGACATCGCGATAGTAGGGGCCTGTCGTTCCAAATGTGAAGAGAGGAGTAAATTCCTCTGATTTGATCTCGATTTTGAGATGGTAGAATCGTGTATCATCTATCGTGATGGTCTGTCTATCATAGTGTGCAGCTCGCTTGCTGCTGAAAAAGAGTGCTGATCTTAGATTCACAGCTCCTCCTTCGGCCACTCAAACATGTCTGGCACCAACTCAACCCGCTCTCGTATCCACTCAGGATCATGATTGCAGAGCAGGTCCAGACCTTGCGATTGCGAGCTTATCGTGTGACAAGCAAAAACATAGGCATGTCGGGCAAAGAGCCTCAAAAGTTCCTCCCTATCGCACGCTCTCAGGAAACGCTCAGCATCAACAATATCCATAGCGTTGGTTGCCATCATATCTTCAAGCAGCAATTTCGCAAAGCCTGCAAATTGTGTATCACGTGGATTAGACATTGCTAGATGATCTTCTTTAACTTGCTGCATTTCCTCTTGAGTTGGTCCTGTAGATGTCAGCAATTTGTCCATAGCTTCACCAAATGATTCACTCACTGCAATGACTCCTCAATTAATCGATAAGGAGTCATTGCATCGTCAATTTGCTTCATGCAATACTCTACCTCCGTAAAGACCACTTCTTTAGCATTTACATACTTTGCTATATCCCAATCAAGACACCATCTACCCTCGTATACTCTTTCTCCGCAATACTTTCTCATCGTGAAGATATGGCGCTCTCCAAAGATGCTCTTGGGATCATATTCATATCGGAGATAAAAGCCCTTATCGAGAATGTACTGTATTATTTCTCCTATCACTGTTGCCCTCCTTGCTTCATCGTCGACTGATCAGGCATCTGTTGCTGCATCGTCGGGTTTGGAGGTGGCAGGCCACGACCTTGAGAAAAAGCTGTCATAGCTTGCTCATCCTCATCAGCTTTCTTTTCCGCTTCAGTCTCAGGATCGTACCCAAGCTGTCTCTGCAAGGTGTCATCTGATATTCCAATGCCTTGCAGGATCGTCGCCTCTTGCGCCATTGCCATCTTGTCAACGGGTAGTATTGGCTGCCAATGTAACTCTATAGGATAGTCCTCGTACTGCTCAACTGGAATCTTCCCTGAGAGCACAAGGGCCGCCCTCGTGACATCCCTGATCAACGCTCCAGAGTGACGCTGCTTGTCCGTTGTCTTGTCGAGGAGTGGTCCATGCATCAGTTCAAGCGCAATGCCACTGATTGCGCCCAGGCCCGTCAACTTGTCGATACGGCCCTGGGCCACCGCCGGAATTCGGCTTTGCTCGTCCATATCGGAACGCAAGTCGGCAAGCACTGAGAGCAGGCCAGCAAAGTTGTCCATTGGAAGCAATGTCTTCATATCAGAATCGGGAGCTTCAAGACAAATGACTCCATCAACTGAGGTGTCCATCTGACTTGATCTCAGTCCATGCGCTACCGTTTTGGGATGACCATGATATTTCACAATGCGCATAATATTGGAGACCATGAAATTGATGGACTTATTCATCTGGACAAGATCGGGTGTCAGGTCGGGCCGTCCCCATGCCTCACAGGGATTAGGGAGATTTTGACGCGTGAAGATGGGGGCAAATGGATAGAGCCAGTCCTCTCGTATTCCAACTTGCTCCCATCTTGAAGCAGCGTCTCTCCGCTTGTAATTCGTGATAGTCCAGGAGTCCCATAGATCGTAGTTTCCAGCAGCATAATCGTCGTTATCAGGATCAATGCGTGTGATAATCTGTCTCTTTTCAAGCTTGCCAGCAGCATAGGGATACTCAATGATGTAGGCAAGGATCAACTCGCAATCCTCTGGGTCGGTAACAATCCGAACGTTACGCGGGTTGAGATTGACAATACGCGGATACTTCATACTTCCTTGCGCAGGGATCAGCTTCAGGAACATTTGACCAAACAGGCCACCATTAATAGCAATCTTGCACAGCTTGATCATGCGGTTATCATCATCGCCACCCCAGAGGCCATCAATGAATTTCTGAATTGCCGTGTCTGGCTCTGTCGTCTCGTCACTGGCTTCGATTTCCAGCACTTTCCCAAAAAGCGCCGCTTCTCCCTTCATCACAATTGGTTCGCTTCGGTTCGGTTTCACGTTGTCATTTGGCTGGCCTTTGTCAACTTTCAACGGATCAGGCAGTGAACCGTCAAAAGCTTTCCATGCCTCATCCATCTGCTTTTTGCGATCTGCATCAACTTGTGGCATCGGAGCCTGGGCTAGCGTGTAGACATCGGGTTGTGTGGCTAGTTGATACATGAGTTATCTCCATATAGACTTCGCATAGCTTACACCTGATTGCTTCAAATCTTTCGTTGCGCAGAGATATCGGTCTGTGTCCATACCATGGTCATCTTCTTTGGCAGGCTCGTCTTTCAATTGCCCGTCAGATCCTTGCTTCCACACGTAGCTATCAAACTCCTCGATGCTACACGTTGGCTTCTTCATCCTGACCAGCTCCTGATCACGCTCAACCAGGCAATTTGCAAAGTACATTAATCGCGGCTTGCCATCACCAGCAGGCCGCAAACGAGAGGCCGTGGCCTGGATACCTTCACTGACTGACTTATAAGCAGCCGTTGTGTAGAGTCCTGAATGCCGTTCAAAGGTGGCCGCGTCTTCTGCATCGTGGTCTCTGAAGATCTGGCGAGGAAGGGGATCGCCGTCAGGCTGTCCCCATCTGGATAGTGCCTTGATCTGCTTGACGTGATCCTCTACCAGTCGCTGCGTCTTGTAGATCTCACGATAACAGTAGAATCGCCCGTCGCTGTCTTCTGCATACCACTTGCACACGAATGGATGGGTATAGCCAAAATCGAGACAGAGATAACGAGGCCAGGATGCAGGGATTTTGAAGGGAGCGACAACGTTACGGGCACGGTCCCATGAATCCTGGTAGATTGCACCTTCAGCCGCCGCCCATATGCCGAAGCGATAGCGAGCGAGACGAACACCAGTCAGGCCACCAAGCACACCGAGGACATACCTTCGTCCCTCTTCGGTCCAATCATTCTTGATCCTATCCCAGTAGCGCGGGTTGTCCTCATGCCTGGACAGCAGCCGTGTTGTTCTACCTTCAATCATGCGCTGGTTCAAGAAGTGTGTGGGGGCATCTGGATTGAAATCCATAATGAGTTGCTGCCACGGAATCTTCCCTTTTCGCAGGCGCATCCGGCAAAACTCGATATCGTTGATGCTGCACTCGGTTGCTTCATTGATATAGATTCCGTCAAATTCCATAGAGCGTACTTTGCCATGTTTGTCGAGGCCATTAGGGATAAGAAGAGAGCCATTAGGATACATATAAGCAGGTGGCTTTTCTTTGCTTCCATGATAAAAGTGGATATTTTCATCAGGGTCAAGCACATCGTCTCGATACGTTGCGAGCGCCGAACCCGCGAGGTCGGTGTTATATTTGCGAGCCACCAGGAACTTTGCACCCGCATACATGAGCAGAAGCGTGTGGATATAGTAGAGAATTCCAAAAGTTTTGCCAGTTCCGCCAGGGCCATCAAGCCCGACCTCGGTATCGTGACAGGACCCAAGTTGCCAGATAGCACCGCGTATCTCAGGAGCTGCAATGCGCTTCTCTAGAGTGGCCGTGGTCATAACTCCGCTTCCTCCACCACTTGAGGCATTTGAATCCAGCCCACAGGTACCTCACGAATGATGATCTTATTCCCTTCTGCCTCTTCAGGCTTGACATCAAGGCCCATGAGCTTACATCGGCGTTCTGAGATCGCAAGTATTCGATCAACGGCAAAGAGATTGACGCCAGGCTTTCCCTTGTCAGAATCAGCAAGAATAACGATTTGTTCCCATACGAGAGCATGCAACTTGTCGAGCATATAGCATTCTTCACGCCGCAAATCTCCCACATTCTCAACAACAACGCGGTCCATCTCTCGCATGACAGCTTTTCGACAAGCACTAGCACTTCCATACCCGCATTGCCTTGCAGTTGCCTCATATGTCCATTTTTTGGTACGCAGAGAGAGCGCCAATGCAACACGAGCCGCCGCGTTTTCATCTCTATTTGGTGTTTTCATCTCTATTTGGTACCCTTTGATTGGACATACAGCCGCCTATTATTGTCTCGTCATTCGTACAAGATGACTACAGTATACGCCAGCACTGCTTGACTGGCAACTGGTCAATATGGCAACAAAAAAACCGAGCCTCATGAAACACGAAGCTCGGTCATTGCTTAGCGATTTTTGGACATTGGCATCAAAACGTACTGGTAGTCATCGCGTCCCAGTGGCACAATCAACGCTGGTCGCGCCTCACCTGACAAGAAAAAAGTGAAGCACTGCGCCTGCACCGCCTTGAGCATCTCAGAGAGGTAGACAATGTTCAAGATGATATGCCCATCTTCTCCCTCAATGATAGTTGATAACTCATCGCGCACCGATCCCAAATCCTCACTTTCTGCCAGAAACGTCACCGATTCACCTGTATAGAACACCTTCAACATGTTCGAGCTGTCTTTGGCGAATGGCAGAAACGCTTTAAGAATCTGTTCCAGGTCCTTACGTCCAAGTGTGAAGACGGTTCTGTGCTCTTTGGGGATGGCCTGACTATACTTTGGAAATGTCCCCTCAATGAGTCTCGACACGACCGTTAACGGACCCGCCTGAAAGATGACCTGCGAAAGTTTCTGGTTCCACGTGATCTCGACATCCACACCTTTAGGCGTGACCTCTGCCAATAGGCGCATGGCAGAGATTGGAACGAGGAGCATCACATTGCGATCATCGGCATGTGCAACGGTCCTGACTGCCATACGGAATCCATCCATAGAGACCAGATTGACTGCATTCTTCCTGATATGTACCCCCATTGAGGTAAAGACCGGCCTGCTATCATCATTCGCTGCTGCAAACTCGACCTCTTTGATGGCAGTTCGTAGGGTATCACCGGCAATCGCGACTGGTTCGCTATCCAGCGTGCGTGGAAAAGCAGGAAACTCGCTCGCGTCGCGCCAGTAGTTCAGCGCAAAGATGCGTTTCCCACACGAGAGAACAAAGTGCTCTCCAACCTCGATAGTGACATCACCTCCTTTAGGAAGTGCCTTTACACAGTCGAGCAATGTCTTTGCGCCTATTGCACAAACGCCTTCGTGTTCAATGTGTGCATCTACACAGAGCCTGATACCCGTCTCTAGATTGGTAGCACTGATAGACACATGTCCCTCGTGTGCTTCAATAAGGAAGTGTGCCAGAATCGGCAGTGTCGACCGTGTGGAAACGCTCCGATTAACTGTCATGAGTGCGTTCAAGAACGCATCTCGTTTAAGGGAAATTTTGAGACTCGTCTGCGGTCGCTCGGTTGTCTCAATCTTTTCAAGGGTGATGGTTGTCATTGTTTTGTCCTTTCCAGGGCAGAGACTACTCTGCCCTGACTCTTCTATGCGGCTATTCTTTCATCCTGATAAGGCTTTTCCATATGCCCAATAATGGTGGAGGCTGCCCGTTGTACGGATTCAATTTCAGCCATCAGCGACTTCTCATCGTTGCCCCACCCAATGAGATAATCAGAACTGAAGGGGTTATGTACTCCAAAGTGGTGAGCGACAATATAGGCCGTCGCTTCCGCCTGGCACTCTTTGACGGTTTTCGTCATGTTTTCCCGTATGCCTTTAGGATGAAGCAACTCATGGGCGTATTCATGAGTAAGTGTCAGAAATCGGCTTGTAGAGTCAAGCCCTGGTTTCAGCCCAATTCGACCTGCTGCACTATACCCCTGTGCTCCTGCGGTATCTTGCACCTCAGAGACTATAATACCGTCCGCTCGTATCACCTCTACAAGACGAGTGCATAGTTCCTCGCAATCCCCTTGCAATGGTGTGAAGAACGTGGGGAACGGGGGCATCCCCTCTTTCATTGGTTCCACCTGAGAATCCGCGAACACATAGGCGACTTTGAAAAAGAGATGCTTTACGTCCCTGTCGGTCTCCTCATCGTGTTTACTATAGGGTCTTGGTTGATAGATGGGGATGCCCTTCTCACCCCTCTTTACGGAATAATTCATATTCCTCCAGGTTGTAAAGCCTGCAACATATTGGGGGTCAATATTTCGATGCATGCATTCAAGCATGATGAGGATCTGATTGTTTGGACTATAGTGATGAAATTTCGAGCTAAACGCAAGCAGAGACAGCAAGCGCTCGCTTTTCCCACTTCGAATCTCATCGAGAAGGGATTGCGTACCCGTTTTCATCGTCTGCTGTAATTCACTGCGTTTTGCCTCTGCCTTTTCTTGAGCCACTTCTTTGCTGTAGTTGGTATGCATGGTATACTCCTTTTGAATCCTTGCGGGTTCGTTTGAGGGAACTGCGAGCAGCTCGTTTCTCAGGCTCGCTGCTCATGGTTCCCTTGATGGTTCATTTAGAACTTCAGCCGTGTACCGGCTGTTTTCCATCCGTCAGCGGTTTCTTTCTGCCATTCACCCTGGTACCACCGGATCGGGAGCTTGCGCCCTCGCTGTACAGGTTGGTCCAGGTCAATCGTCTCAATAAGGTCTGCCTTCGTTGCACCGCCCTCTTTCAGTCGATAGGTCATCCCGCACTCATCGCTGAAGTACCCATTTCCCAACGTCTTCATCCGTTGCCCCAGGTGTTCTGTTGGCAATAACGGAGGCGTATGCGGGCATCGGAATGCATAGGTATAGTCGCTCATACGTACACCAGTTGCCCACCAGAGCGTAATTTGCTTTGGCTCAGCGTAGCTCGTGAAAATGTTCTTGATATAGAGCCATCCGTCACGTTCAGCGAGAAGGGTAACGTCTGGTGCCATGATGTCCTCCTTTTGGATACCGGCAATGGATGGAAATTTCACAAAAACATGAATACATCTCTCAGATGAGAGGCCCCATCCAAATGAAAATGGTGGATTTGATCAACGCCAGTGTAGTGCGCCATTTTCTAATGCTGAGAAGTTTGGTAGAGAACGAAGTCTGTGCAAAAGACTCGTACACCCATCGTTCTGATTGCTCAGAACTTTTTGATGTGATAGCTGGTCCAGGCGCACCTCATGCGGTTTGTAAAACCCATGCCAGAATCTCTACTGGAACGCCTGAAGTTTTGTCTTAAACGTTCTCAGCTCTGCAATTATTTGGTTGTCGTGGCCGCTCCGTCCACCCACTCCGGGGCATCACGGCCTTTTTCACGGTTCTTCATCGGGTCCTTAACCCCCTCCATTCCTATCTCCATCTATATATATTTTACCATTTTTGGCGTACTTTGTCAAGCGTTTTAAGGCAGTTTGAGACCAGTTTTATGCTTTCTGAAAAACTGAATTTGGCGTACTATCCCTCTTGATTTTATACGAAATTTGGCGTACGCTTAGAAGGAAGGGAGGAAGTTATGTCAAGACACCAGGGACAAACCAAGCCAGCTTATATCCCAACAGCGGATATTCAGGCACTTGCCGATAAGCTTCAAACTGATCCAAGTGGACGATCACTCTCGCGGGCAGAAAGGAATAGGGAGCTGGTTAAAGAGGAGGCTGCGGTTTTGTTGACCGTCCTGGCTGGACGCACAATCTCACATCGGTACGTTAAGGAACTGGCACGAGAGGATAAAGGCAGCAGACTCAAACCATCGCGTACCGTAGGGACCACGTTCTTCTATCGTGTTGGAGACCTACTCCAAGTTAAGTTCAACAATATGACGGCAAAAAGCTGAATCGGGCAACACAAAACCGAGCTTCTCGATTTGAGAAGCTCGGCCATTTTTAATGCACGGGGTACGTCCCCAAAAGGTTGTCTTGCTGTTCTCAGCAGCGGCCTTCGTATGGTTTTATGCTGAGAAGTTTCTCCTCCCATTTTGCAACCCTGTCGCTCAGGAGGCTTAGCCGCTACTCATCGGCTATCATTATAGCACCAACGCTCAAGCCCGTATCGGGAAACAACGATCAGCAGCCGACGTGAAAGGTTCAATCCCTGTCGGGTTTCAGGCGGCCCCTTGCCTGACCGCCTGTACGAGAGTGCCTAAGGAAGATCAGACCAGAGTATATCTCAATTTCGTGCGAGCAGTCAAATTATGATACACTGACAGTGATCTCTCTAAAAAGAACCATGCGGACAAGGAGGATGATCGCTCAATTCCTCCTTCCACTTTCCCTCTGCTCTCGCATTAGCAGTACTTCCTGCTTTACTCTACGATACCAAGCTTTGGTAACTGCGTAGTCACGTCTGCGAAGTTCAGGATCAGCACGACGCTTTTTCTGGTACTGTCGGTAGTATTCTCGTCTATCTGGCATGTCACTCCTCTATGCCGTCTTCTCAAGACGCTGCACAATGCGTGTCAATTCCTGCTCAATGCGCTCTGCATCCTCTCTGGACCATTCATGCTCGATCATATTCTCTACGATTGTCCCCGCATCAAGTGCAGATTGGATGAGACCAGCAGCCGTGATAGCTGCCTGCCGCTTAATTTCACGCTGTGATTTCTTCATCAAATTCGCCTTTTTACGCTGTCTTCTGTACGCTCTGCGCATACGCTAAAGCCTGCGTGAGCTTTTCATCTGGCAGGTGATACCAGTCTTCGGGTCGATTGATGTCGATTTGTGTTGTATCACTATCGGCAATCCCAATGAAATACCGACCTGTTTCCTCATCCTGTGCGCAGAGGAGCCAGAGATCGACTGATCGCATATCCCGTCCAACCTCGTCAAATTCCTCCCATGTCATACCAGGAATAACTGGTGCATCCCTGACGGGTGGATTCTTTTGAACCTCATTGACCACATTTCCAAGGTGCAAACCATTTTCAACATACCATCCCTTCTTATCCTTCGCTCGCATCTTTGACACATACTGAGCCAGCTCACCAGGCAGTAATCCATACTGCACTACCAGCGTTGTTGCGTGATCAATCAGCGTTTTAGTAATTCTGATCGATCCATCCCCCTCCGTTTCAGAAGCCCATGCTTTATAGCAAACCTTCCATTCGTTTATCAAAGCCTGCACTTGTGGTGTGGCTGAAGACAAAAGACGTGATTTCCTCCTGTGATCAGATGATGATTTATCCGTAGTCTGTGTGGATACGTGGACATTATTGTCTTTCTTAGGTGTCTTTAAAGGGTTTCTTTCAGAGGTTTCTTTCTCTGATCGAGGTCTAACATCTGGTACGCCGAGGTCTAACGTTTGGGAGTCCGAGGTCAAAGATTTAGGAGTCCGAGGTCTAAACTTTTGACCTCTATCTTTTATACCTCCACCATTTTGGGGGTCTAAATCTTTGACCTCTAAAGTTTGTACCTCTCCCTGCATTTTCAGGGCATACGATTTCTTGATACGTGCCTTATCGCTATCATCAATCTCACAGATTAAAAGGCCATCTTTGACTGCTTTTGCAACGCCGTTGCGTACGGATTGTTCGGAGAGGCGTGTGCCTCTGTCCATCCTGCTCCCGTCTGCCCTCTTTCTTCCATGCATAAATTCATCTACACTGATCGATTTCGCAATTCCGTACTCCTGAAACCCCCATGTGTGCCGCAGGACATATTCCACCACCTTCAATTCTGCCAGATTGTTGATGTCAGCAGTAATGTTAACCCACTCATTGGGCATGCGGAAAAAGTTACCTGCGGGTGACTCAAAACCGCTAAATGTACCCATACTGTGACCTCCTTGCATAGAAAATATGCTCTCAATACGACAACCGTATGTACTGTTGTACGCTAACTATCTGAAAGATTTCAGTCTCCCTATCTTCCTTTTGTGCCTCTTGTGCTCATGCGTTAGAATCGAGATGCGGGTACATGAACCGCCTGCTTTATATTGGAAGGACAAATTCATTATGGAACTCATTAACACTCGATGCACACAAGGAAAACTGATTATTACCGAACATATCATTAAGATCCAATTAGGAAGCCTGAAAGAGCAAACGTTAAACCGCTCGTCCCTTACTGGCATTGATAGTAAAATGGCGGTACCATCCGTCTTCGGGTTAGGTGGTGGAACGAACCTCGTCTTTCACGGGCAAGGAGATGTTCAACTCCATGCCAACTTCGTGAAGACCAAGGTAGCGAAAGAGATCAAGTCCCTTCTTGGCATGTGATAGGGTAGTAATCTCGTTGCTAATTCATCGAAAAATTATGCTAAAATAGGCAACAAGAAAACTGCTACCCATCAAGTAGCCTTTTTCCTGATAGCCGTGTGGCTTACCCTGTCCTGCTAGTGTTTGTCCGACCCCAGTGTGAGCAGCGTAAGCCAGTGGGCTATGCAACCTCGTCCATTTCTGCACCGAGCGGTGCATCTTGATCTTTTTCTTCCACTATAGGGAATTCGTCAACGATCAAATCACTAGATTTGACCCCTAGGGCTTTTGCGATCATCTCAATCTGTCTTAAGGCGACGCTTTCGGTATTATTGTTCCAATATCGATTAAGCAATTGTGCAGTCACCCCTGCCTTTATCTGTAGCTGAGACTGATTAAGCCCTCTCTTTTTTGCTATCTCCTTGATAATTAGTCGGGCCATGACACTCTTCCCTCTAAATTATTTGAACCTAAATGTTCATGTGCCTAGCATAATGTATTTTCGCGTAAATGTCAATATTCATGGTTATTTGAACGTAAAAACATTGACGTTTAACGTAAGATATCGTATACTTAGAGAGTGAGAGGAAGTCTCTCACACGAGCCACAAGGGGACAACGGCAATGGCAACCACAATCAGCAAAATCGAGAGACAAGCAGAGCAGGCAGCCGCACGAGCGGAATATATCCAGACAGCCGTGGTTGCGCTTCATGGTGATCATGCAGAGGTTGCGAGTCAGTTCGATCCTGAAGAGAGCTACCGCGTTCAAATCGAGGGTGGCTTACCAGTGGGTTGCAATTGCAAAGATTTCTACTGGAGATCCAAACGTAATCCAGGCCATGTCTGCAAACATATGGAAGCAACCGACCTGTGTTTGAGTGCAACGTTACCCCTGATGAATACTCCTGCAATGAAGAGCCTGATCAAGGCTCTCGACAAGACATTCAGACCTGCGAAGGTACGACGTTCAGCCCCGAATGCTCAACTCATCACATCGTTGCAGGTTGCTGAAGGTGTGCGAGTACGTAAGATACGCCGCGATGCGAAGAAAAACGCTGGTGTGCTTGTTGTGAAGAAAGTCGTTGCTCCTATCGTAGAGTTGTCCCCTGTATGTCTACCCATTGCTGCATAAAAAAGCTCCCGTCAGCAAAACGAGAGCCTGACTACAGAGATGCTTCTCAAATTGAACCGTGAAGAGCATCCTGAAGGAAGTATATCAAAATGATCCAGAATCTCAATGGTTTATCGCACGAACAAATCATGCGTGCCTGCCCTTCAGTCTTCGCAGAAAGCAAGCACGAATCACGCTCTGAGCGTTACCTGTATATTCCTACCAGCACCATTTTAACTGCCCTTGCATCAGCTGGTTTTGCCCCTACCACAGTGATGCAATCCAAGTCCCGTGATATCATGCGCCAGGATTTCACCAAGCATCTTATTCGTCTGAGAAAGATCGACGATTTAGGCTACACTAAACCGGATGTGCATGAGGTTGTGTTGGTCAATTCTCATGACGGTACCAGTGCATACAACCTGTACTCAGGTATCTTTCGACTGGTCTGTACAAACGGGTGCATTATTGGTGACATCGATTCGACCATGAAGGTCTACCACAAAGGTAACAACGTGGCAGGTCAAGTAGTTGAGAGCACGCTTCAGATTGTTGAGGAGTCAGAGCAGGTCATGGAAGACCTCACTGAGATGAAGCAGATTGAGCTTAGCCGTCCTGAGCAACTACTACTTGCTGAAATGAGCCTGAAAGCACGCTTTGATGTCGAGGAGGGAGAGAAAGAAGTTCCCTACCAACCATCTGATTTCCTGCGTACCCATCGGGCGGAGGACAAAAGCCCTGACCTCTACACCACGTTTAATGTCATCCAAGAAAACGCTATCAAAGGCGGCGTATCCCGCCGCGATGGTAAGGGACAACGACACACAACCCGTGAGATCAAGGGCATTGACCAGAATGTGCGGGTCAATAGATTGCTATGGGAGTTAACTCAACGAATGAGGGAACTGAAACAGCAATGAACTTGTTGCTCGTGATCGTTCCGCTGATTGTTAAAAAATCCGACCCAAGCAGGATAGCATAATGTTTGGATATCAGGGGGAGCGGGCAACTGCTCTCTCTGGAAAGGAATTATCGAGATGTCATACTTTCACATTCTCTACTTCGCAAAAGCAACAAGTATTCTTGAACGCCCCAATGACACACGCAAGTACGTTGTCTGGGTCGGTTTTTCCACGGTTCGCATGACGTGGGCACAGATGACAAATCGACAACGACTCTATCAGATCGAAGCTGAGCGGCGTGCGGAACATATCGAACTGAACAGGATCTACGCATAACGTCACGATACGAAGGGGAGAGGTCAAACTCTCCCCTTGGGAAATTGACACAGCAGCAGGGACGCTGTACGAAAGAGAGATCAAGATGAAGCGTCAAACATTTACCAGTATTGCCGAGGTACGCGCCTATGCGCAGGCACGTTTCCCACCTGATACGCCATTTAGCCGCATGAGTGCCAGCGAAAAGAGCTATGCAAACGTCTGCAATATGACGCTCGCTGACCCTTCACTCGCCGCATTGAAACAGTCCCTCCAGGCGAGCGGGAAAAATGTTCAATCTGCCACACGAGAGAAGATCTACACGTTCTTTGCAGATCGCATCGTAGAGAGCAAGGAAGATCCAAAGACCGTGCTCGCAGCCGTCCAGCAAGAGTTGGTGCACATCCTTGAACAGTTGCAATCGATGCAGCCACTTGCACCGGCTGACACTCCGATGGATGATAGTGAGCATGAGCAGTGGACGCGTGCACATACCGAGATCGGGTTGTTAGTAGATCAGGCTCGTAATTTTGCGCTCTGGTTAGTGCCCGAACAGGTGACGACGATGCTCAGGCGCATTGATGAGCAGTGTACTGCATTATATTCAGGGGATGCAGAGTTGAGTGAAGAAGAGAATAGACTTTATAGCGCGGCTAAAGCAGAGGACAATGTGCAGGAATCTCGGCTTTGCCCACGTGCTGAAGACATTTGAGAATTGTTTAGTGGGGGGCTACGGCCTCCCTGTCAAATAGATTGGAGGAGAGTATTATGCCAGACTATCAATTTAACCCGAACGAACACCTCATACAAATTAAGTCTAGAGAGGGCAATAAGGACTATCTGCCTGCTCAATGGCGCGTGGTCTGGTTTAGAGCAGCATTTTCACATGGCTCGATTGAGACAGAGATGCTCCACTTAGATCTGGATCGTGACACGGAAGAAGAAACCTCTGTCTGGAATGCCGAACAGCGTCGGAACGAGAAGATTCTCAAACAGGCAAAAGGTTTCGTGATTTTCAGGGCGATAGTGAAAGATGGTCAGGGTGGTGTCGGAACAGGCACAAAGTCTGAAAAGGCGGCCTCCTTCCCCGATTTTATCGAGAAAGCTGAAACAGGTGCTATCGGTCGAGCGCTAGCAGCCCTGGGCTATGGCACTCAATTTACGGGCGATGAGTGGGATGAAGCTCATCGTATCGTTGATAGCCCTGTAGACCAAGCAGCACAACAGGAGGAAATTGCTCAGATCAAGAAGAATTGGGTCGCGACCTACAATGTTATCGATGCACAAATAAAGGAACGATGGCCTGCTTTTGTCGCATGGGTTTTAGGCAAGACGGTTGCTGACCCAGACTTGAAATCGTATCAGATCAAGAAGCTCAAGGAGAGGATTGAAGAGCAAAAACGCGTCAAGGACAAGCCTTCAAAATCAGCATAGTACCAGCGTTGCGTCTGACCAGGGCAGTCAGACGCTTCTCTATTGGAGGAGAAAATATGTTAGAAGACAAGCCAGAGAACAAAGAGCAAGGAGAGGAGCAAATCCCCTCGTTGAAATTGGAAGGTCCACAGGCCGCTGTACTTCGTGAGATTTTGGGGAAGGTGATAACGCCGTCTGAAGCGAGCGACCTCGCCTCGATCACGGTGCTAGAAGCAACCGAATACGCGGATGGCACCACCTTTTGCAAGTTTCACAAGTTTGGGCATGTATCTATATCGGATAGCACGTTATCCGATGAAACAATGGATCGCTTTATGGCTGCGTGGATAGCGTGGAGGGTCAAACACTATAAGCCACCCGTAAAGGATGATGGTGGACTTGACGATCACCCGTTCTAAATGTCGTTTTGCCGTGCCTATCATCAGGTACGGCGTTTTGATTGGAGGCGCGAGGATGGAACGACAAGACCTTTTTGCAGATATACCAGTACCACTGCGGCTATCGAAAGTCGCGATCCCGTCCGATGCCAGGCAAGAGATCATTGACTACTTCGTGGCACTGGAAGCACAAATACCAGACAACTCCACTGATTGGTGTCGCGTGCACAATATCATATCCTCTCTTTTGCATGAAGATGATCCCATTGAGGATATATATACAACAGCCAGGCAGCAACAGTTGCATTTCCAGAAAGATATCCATGAGCTGTATAAGGCAGCTCTGGAAATGCTTTATGCGGTCAGGCATCGGTTAGAGGCTGAATATATGAAGAAAGATGATTCCAATGAGTAAAATTGCTGGCTATATCTTAGAGCAGCACATCGATCAGGGGGACGCATGGTTAAATGCGGTCGATCCGAAGTCAGTGGGGCCAACTCCAGCACATCGACAATGCGCCTGGAATGATGAGCGACTCCACAATTTAGGAGAGGTGGAAATTATTGAATACATCACTTTAGAAAATGCAGAGAAGTATATCTGTGATTATTGCAATGAGAAACTCTCGGAACCTGCATACTTCTCGTTTGAGGAAAAGTACAAGTGGCTCCATCAGCGCATTGGCTGGATACAGGTCATCTCTCACGAGGTAATGTTTGGCCCTGATCACTACAGAGATGTTATCGACTCAGCAGATATTGTCTGCCTGGACTGCGAAGCGCAATGTCCAGACTACTATGAAACTCTAACACGCGAAGAGAGCAAGAATAACTATACCTGTAGTGCGTGCAACAAGCCAATGATTCTACAAGGGAAGGAATCTCTGAAAGAGGCTGAAAACGGGGCCTGTAGTCTGATTCAACTTTTCCATTTTGAGGAGTTTGGTCCTGGCTACTTCGTGGCAGTGAAGAAGTATCGCAGAAAGTACAATGCCATATACGAGCTTTATGAGTTGAAAGATGCGGAAGCTCTCTATGAGGCTTTGCTCAAGGTTTCGGCATAGCCCCAAACGCGCAGGCCCTACCAGTGTAAGGTAGGGCTTTTTCTATTAGCTGAACCATTGGATGCTACACAAGATTCATTGGCTCTAAGAGGCTGCTGATAATCTGTGCTCTGGTGACACGCCACAGATCTCTTTCGCTGACTATAATACAGCACCCGTTTCGCCAATAGACACTGTCGAACTGCTCGCTATGGGTCGGACTTTCCGACCTGATCAAGAAATAGCGCGTACCACGAGGGTAGGAGTAATGCAGTGACTGTGTTACATCGAGGATATGGGTGATGACGCGATCTGTACCCTGGGTGTACAGGATGGCAGCGCAAGCCTGTTTGAAAGTGTTTGTCTCTTCGATCATATTATCCTACTCTTTCAGGATGCAATTCAGTGAGCTGCGCGATATAATCAGCCTGCTCTCTAATGAATTGCTCTTGCTCAGCAACCTGCTCTTCCAATTCCTTGATCCTTTTTCGGAGCATCGTTTTGATGTCTAGCTGGACCAACTTGCTTCCATGGGGCCGGATTTGCGCTACCCGTGGCAACTGCTCTGCTGCCATGATGATCGCATGCCCGACCTGGAGATCGCTAATCATCCGGTCCACTTCCGTGCCAGGCAACGGAATAAAGCTCTTATAGATGGCCCTATCGACGGGATGTATTACCTTGTGCAGAAACAGCACATTACATTGTGAGAGTGCATCCTTACTCACTTTTGCACTCCGCTGGCTGACGAGCATAAGTCCCAGGCCGCGTTTACGCCCACGTAAGGCGATGCGAATAAGTAAGGTTTTGAGTGGCGTTCTGGTACCTTCCGGTACCCATTCATGCGCTTCTTCCAGTACAATTTGGTACGGGCTTTTCCGTTTGGTGGTCAAGTTCCAGACGCAGGTAAAGTAGTTCAAGAGGATTTCGTGTGCCTCCTGCTCTGTATACTCTGAGAGATCGAGCAACACATTGCTACCCTGCTCAACGGAGTCTTTTGCCAGCTCCGCTGCCGTTTCAGCAGTAAGCAGGATATCTGCATTGGATCGACCAGCAACAAGCATGGTAAAACGCTCTTTTAAGCCTCTGTACTCACCTTCGATGTCGACAATGGTTACAGGAGTCTGGTTGGAAAGCAACTCTTCAACCAGGACCAATGCGGTATTCGTTTTCCCTGAGCGTGTTATACCCAACACCGCAATATTCTTCCCTGCAAGGCTATCAATATCAATGGTAAGTGCTCTTTCAACATCGATATACATATCATCTCCTCTTTGAGGTCTCGACTCTTGCGATAATAACGTGCCAGGCCCACCTGATAACAAGCTCACCATCCAGAGCCAGTCCATACGACGCGGGTCGATTTCCAACGGATGGGCAAGGACAAAATCTCGTATCTGCCCATCGGTAAACAGCCAGTAATCGTTTTTCTCTTTCTCCGTTTCCCGTCGTCTTCCAACAATCCACCCATCTCTAAGCCATCGTTCAACTTTGTGATGGTCACATCCGAGCGCCAGGCAGAGGCCACGCATCGTATAGCCCTCTGCTGTTTTGTTGACGCCTAACCTCTTTGCCTTGAGTTTGACGGCGATCTGTGTTCGTCCGAGCGTCTTGGCTATAGTGGCAATGGAAGCACGTCCCAAATTTGCCTCAAGATATTCTTCTTCTGCCCTGGTCCAGAATGGCTCTTTTTGGCGAGCCAGACCAAGCTGGCAGCCCCATTTTTTGACGACATACCGTGGGACATGAAGACGAGCTGCCAACTCATCGATGACCGGCTTTGTGCCATCGTACTTTGCCAGAATTAAGGCCCGTCCTGGCTCATCGAGGAAATACTTTTGTCGGATGCCTCCGGTGTGTGCCCCAACGCGCCTGGCTCCAACCTGTTCAAGTGGCATAAGGGGTTGAACCATCATTCCCTCCTACTTCAAAATGCAGGCCAGCGAATGTTACTCCGCCAGGGCAAAATGCCAGAATTGCCAGACACTTACAAAGCACACCTATGCTCTTCCCAGATGTGTTTTTCACATAATACAAAACTGCATCCCCTCCTGATGCCAGAACATCCACCTGCGCTCTTGCCCATGTGATATCAGCGTCAGAGATATCCCCCTGGGTACGTTTAATGTCGTGAATTCTAAGCGGCACCATCGCCTCGACAAAGAGTAGAAGTAATTCATCATTGGACATCCATCTGGTTCCTCCGGCTGTTCAACCCGTCGATGTTTTTCTTGGTGCATAAGGATGGTGCTTCCCGATATATGCGGTCCTGACTCTCCCATCTTGCCACCATTCCGCATAGCAATATGGTCCGTGTCTTTCTCCGCTGCGACATTTATGACAAAACGCTTTTCCGCACGTTCGATATTGCCATCGATATGAAACGTGACAATCCGTTGGAATTTCTTTACTCATGAGCGTTCCCTTCCAACTCGTGTAGCCAGATCCGCATCCTTGCCAGTATCGTATCCTCTCCAAATTGAGAACAAGCCTGTTCCAGCCCTCTTTGTGCTTCGTCAAGCCGCTTTTGATAGGCAAGCTCAAAGATACGCATCTTACGCACTGATAACGAATCAGCAGGCAGGCACTCTAACGGCTCGCTGTTATCGAGCAGATAGGCCGCATTGATGGCCCACGACCCATAGCCAAACGTCCAATGTTTGACGATAAGCGACAAACTACATACAATGCGACATGTCTCCTTATCGTGAAATGATCGCCTGCCTAGCGTGAACGGATCATGATATTTGCTCAGTACACTCCTGAGCGTCCTACTCTCTGCCCACTGTGGAATAGTGATCAATTCTTTTACCTCTCAGAACTACCATAGTAGGAACCAATTGGATACCGATCATATTCCTCCTTGGACACATACAACGCGTTGGTCATACATTCTGATGAACGTACATTATGTGTACAATTGGATATGTCGATCTCATACGTCTCTGGATGATGAATGATGACCGGGGGAGAGAAGGAAGTCGTGCAGGTCCTTATCCTCCTCCCTGTACAGGTGGTGGTTGAATGCCCTGGGATGATCGAGGTAGAAGCGGGATGGATGTGATGATCATAGATATAGCCATGCGTCAGCGCAGGGTCACAGGAACCCAGCCAGATACACGCGATCACCATAACGACCACGAAACACCCACGAGCCACTCTGCTCATTTGCACTCCTCCAGACCAAAGCCCAACTCTTCAGGAGTCATGCTAAAGAGTGCACAGAGCTTGTTCAGATTTGCGGGCCTTGGCTTTGTATCGCCACTCTCCCATCGGTAGATCGTTTGCTCGTCCTCTATCCCAAGCATCTCTGCGATATAGCCCACGCGCCAATTACGTCGTTGGCGTTCAGCTCTGAATTTGGTGTTCATATGAGCCTCCATATGCGTGCCTGTAGCGTCTGGACGAAGCTCATACGGGCATCCATCACGCGTTGATGCGTGGCTTCGTTGCGCTCGTATAACTCTGCGTAGAGCATCGCACGAAGCAGATTCGTTACAGGATTCAGGTCAACTGCGGTTGCATCCAGCAAGTCCTTCATCTGCTGCTGAACAGTGGAGTATTGCTCTTCTTCAGTCATGATAGGAGTCCTCTGCATTCGGGATAATCGTACGGGCCTTGCCCTGGTAGAGTCGATGGCCGCAAGGCCTGGCATAGACACACCGTCCAACTTGACGCTCTTCTTCAATCTTCGTATGGCAATGTGGACAGAGGCCACGAGCAAGACTGCTCAGAAGAGCCTCCGCAACACGTGTATTGATGCGTGCAGCTTCCTCTGCCGCCTCCTGCACCGTCGGGAAGATGACATGAGGGCAGGCCATCATGCAATCGTCATCTTTCAGGCATGGGAATTTCCCATCTTGCACCACATCCTTATAGGCAATGCCAGCCTTGCATGCTTCGTGGTCGACGCCATTAAAATGCTGACACCACCCCCCAAGTTGCTCCTCAAGCGTTTTCATCATGTGCACTCATCAAATTCAACCTTAGGTATCTCGATCTGAACAACCCGCTCAGGTCGGCATGGCCCGTCTTCTGCATGCTCTCCGCACTCATGGCAGACAGTGAAGCCACCTATCAGGGGATAGCTCCCATCCTTATAGCGAAAGGTGAAATCTGGCATCATTGCGTTATCAATGAGACCTGCAATCAGGACTTTATCCCCACAACAGTCGCAAAAGTCAGCGTCTTCTTCGTTGAGCACGCGCTTATATTCAGCCTGTGTTATTGTTCGTGGCATATATCCCTCTCTATTCATAATCGCTATAGTCTATGAAGCCCGCGTCCGCTTTCATGGCAGCCTCAGTCTGTTTGTGGTCTTCTGCAATAAGCACGCCCGATGTGCTCAATGCTTGCTCTCGTATGGCTTGCTCGTGTGCCTGTAAGAAGTTGAGGAGTTGAACAGTGTAGAATGTATTGTACTCTATCTCTTCGTCACCCCATCGCAAGCGGAGCATTTGACCGGAGGTCGGAGGTCTGTACCAGGAATGTGTATCCCCTGCTGGTACAATAGCGCCTTTTTGTAGCAGTCTGAAGGCGAGTGTGCTGTGTATGCTTGTATCAGCCCACAAAGCAAACGGCGGGTGCCCTATGGCTTTGATATAGCACTCCATACACACCTCTTCGGGACGGCTCCACTCCTGGGGGTACTCGTCGGCTGGATTGGGCTGAAACGTGAGCTGCTTGCCGGTCTCAAACAAGCACGCCCCGTAACTGCAAAAGGGTTTGCCACATTCGTCACAGGCATAGTTCGTTCCCTCGCAGCATGCGAGACAGGCTTGCTTAAACGTGAATTTGTATCCCACTGATTTCTCCTCTGACTACACACTCAATACGCCGTTAACAACTTCCTCAAAGTGCGGTAATACCCCATTGGGCGCATCTAAGCAACACCACAAATGCAGGACATTATGTACATTGATATAGCGATCCTCTGTCGGAAAGACCTGATAGCATTCGCGATCCCCGATGAAGAGTTTGCGTGCTACAGCAAGGTCTTCCCATGTCGGCATCCTGTCGTTGGGCTTTGCGACAGAAACGTGGAGCCAACGCCTGCCATCAGCCTTGATGCTCACGTCTTCCATCACGGTAATCCGCTGTCCTGCGAGCCGCTCCCAGATATGCCCCGTGCGGACCGTTGGCTGATGATGATCATAGATCCCTTCACCAATGTGCCAATCTTGCGGAGCTGGCAATCCTGACCACGTTTTTGTGGTATCCATGTCAGGCCACCTCCACAGAACCAAACAGCTTGTCCAGCGTTTCCCGTTTGATGCGGTAGACGTGACGCTTGCCACTATGGGGGAGGTAGACCGCTTCCATTGCTCCGCTTTTAATCCAGCGTCTGACTGTTGTATCGTCAACGCGTAAACGCTGTGCGACTTCATGAACGGTTAAGAGGTCGCTGCCTGCTTCCTGGCGACTTGCTGATCTCCGCTCTTTTGTCGTTCTTTCTGTGATGACCATGTTTATGCTCCTTCTTTTAGTACAGCGATGGCTTTTTGTATTTTTGTCATGATGCCCATCAGTATGCGAAGCAACGCAATGGATTCATCAGATGGTTTCGCATGCATTGTGTATCCCGCCATTGCAAGTACAAGAGCATTCACCTCATCTGATGTAAGCTCTATGGTGATGTTTTTGTCATCAATACCGGACATAGCGTCCTCCTTTTTGACTCGTGAACGCTCGTGATAGCTCGTGATAGTGACTAGATTTTGTCAGCAACTTTGTCAGCTTAGCTCGTGATAGCTCGTGAAAATGGTGCTATCTCGTGAACGCTCGTGAAAGTGCTCAACTGGCTTCCGAGGCTGGTTTGTGCTTGATTCGCTGGCGACCGGTGAATTATACAAGAATACACAAGTCTTTTTCGCAATCCCTGTACTGGCCTGTCTTCGCATGATGCAATAGCGGCGTCTGTCAGCTTATCTGTCAGCTTAGCCTCCGTGACTCAATATTTCCAATGAGCTGCAATCCTATCCACTCCGTGTAAGCCGGAGGGATCGCATTGGCAATTTCCTCCACTGTTTTCATCCAATCAATACCAAGCGCCTCACGTTGTGCTCGATCCTTTTGCCCAAAACTCCCTGCAATTGACCAGTACTCGCCATCTCCTGGTATCTTACTGGTTTTTGCTGCACGAAGTACGTGCTTAGGATGGGCAGGTACGATCAGAGGAACATTGCTCTCAAAGAGCCTATGGCGATAGGTTCTCAATCCGAACATTTCACCACAGAGCATGATCGGACAGTGCATGTGCCGCTTGGCTCCCACTACATTCTCGATCACATAGGGCAAGCCCGACGCCTGAAACCGTTTGTATATAACGTCAATGAGCTGCTCGTACTTTTCCGCTGTGCCTGGCCGACACGCAGACATTATAGAGTAACCCTGACACGGAGGACTGGCCACCACCACATCAAAGCCATCTAGCGGATAGGTCAACGCGTTAGCCTGATGAAATTCAAACGGGTAGTGCGGTTGCGGCTCGATATCGACACCAACTACCTCAAAGCCTGCACGCGCATAGCCCACCGAGCACCCGCCCGCCTTACAGCAGAGGTCCAGTAAACGAGGTTTTTTATGTTCCATCTTCTCTCCTCAGCGGATAGATCGCTTTGTCAGCTTACGCAAAAAGCACCTTTCCTAGTTCAGATATCGCCTGCACTTTCCTTTGCGCGATCACGTGCAGGTATTTCAATGTTGTCTGAATCGACGTGTGCCCCATCAAGTCCCGTAACTCGACCAGCGTGGCCGAGACGGGATGGGTCAACATTAACGTCGCGAATGTATGCCGGAGATCGTGGAAACGAATATCTGGCAGACCTGCAAACTTGAGGCACTTCTTGAACATCTCACGAATGCCAGCCGACGTAAAGTAGCCCGCTGTTTGCCCACAGAAGATAAGATCTTTCTCGTTTACAATCTGCCGCAGCAGGTGATCGGCAAGTTGGTGTGCATGGTGTGCGTGCAGGCAGGCAACCATTTCATCGGTGAGCGGTATATCTCTTCGGCTCCTCTTGGTTTTGGGGTCCGTCTCCTCGTAGCCGGTTTTTGGCGTGTAGGACAACGTGCGCCGGACATGCATGCGCTTCTGCGCGAAATCAATATCCGACCAGTGGAGACACTGAAGTTCCCCCATGCGTGCGCCGGTCGTTAGAGCCAGCATGAGCAAGCACTCATGCTTGTGGTATTGGTGATGCTCGCGGGTGAAGTATCCCGATCCTTCCCCACAAAACACAAGGTCGTGCTCGTTCACGATTTGCCGCCTCAGGTGGTCAGCCAGTTGCCACGCGTGGTGCGCACGTAACCGTGTGACCATTTCATCGGTGAGCGGTATATCTCTTCGGCTCTTCTTTAGCTTTGGGGCCGTCTCGACATAGCCGGTCCTGGCTATGTGGGACAACGTGCGCCGGATATGCATGCGCTTCTGCGCAAAATCAATATCCGACCAGTGGAGCGCCTGAATCTCCAAAGGCTGCATGCCGGTTGTGACCGTCAGCATGAGCATTAACTCATGCTGGTAACGATTGTCCCTGAGCATGGTGAGCAGCGTCCGAGCCTGCTCAAGATCAAGAAACTGCATCTCCTCATCATCAACCCTGGGTAGGGTGATGTTTTGGCAGGGATTTTCTGCTAAGAGCTTATTTTTGACGGCATCATTGAGTGCCGATGCAATGATCTCGTGATGAAAGTGAATGGTTCCGGGTGCCAACCCTTCCTTTTGCTTTTTCCTGACGTAATCCAGAACGGCTTTTCGCGAGAGTTTCTTCAACTCCCACCCACCCAGTTCAGGGATAATATGAACATTCAGACAACTTGACCACGTTCGGTCAGTGCTGGACTTTGCTTCGATTCTTTTCTCTTCCATCCACGCCTCCAGGTACTCTCCCACCGTCTGCGAGGTGGGCGTGACACCACGCTCAATCTGCTGCTTTAACGCTTCAAGCTTTGCCAGGGCCTCCTTATATTTGGCCTGTTTTGTCCCCTTTGTGGAAGATGTTACCGTCTTGCGCCCGCCACCCGGCATCGTAACGGTCCCCTCCCATCGCTCGTGGGCCACACTGTAATATAAGGCTCCCTCCCCTTGCGGGCGTCTCGTTCCTGTTGTCAT